CGGCCGCCCATTTAAAATAGACAAAATAATAAATGGCAGAGTATAACATAGATAATCCGATTCTATTCATCAAAGGCTTAGTAACTGCTGTATCTTCAGAAGGTAGATATGAATATGATGACGCTACTGGTTTAGGCCCAAGTGGTTCTAACATCAGTATTTCATATAATATAACTGTATCTAGTATCGATCCACAATCGATTGGCTCTTCAGAAACAAGAACAGGTACAGGTAGAGAATATAATGGCTTAGACATAAAAACTGGTGATTGGGTTACTAATAACACTGGTAAAACATGTTTACAAGTAACTGCCATTACTGCAAAATCTGAAAGCTCGGTTTCTTTTACAGCTAAAGATGTTGACGCATTCGTATACAAAAACTACAGAGCAAATGGTTATGCTGCTAATGTTGATGAGGTTGCTTTCTTTGAAGTATCTGATTCAGGTAAACCTCTAATTGCAGGTGAAGATGCTGCCACATTCTTTGGTGATAAAGTAGCAGCAGACTTATTACAGTCTAGATTTGCAATACAAGAAGAAGACGAAAGATTTAGAGTTGAATATAGTTCACCTCAGAATAGTGTAGAAGAAGGTCAAGTAGTAACGATTGATGCAAATGGTGACTTAGTACCATTTGGAACTGCTGGTTCTGCTGATTTCAAATTAGGTTTATTAGTTTCATTATCTTATGGTAATACAATTGCCTACTTAAAACCTTTCAATACAATTATAGATGATTTTGCTAAACCAGAAAAATTAACTGGTTCTAAAGGTGAGTTCTACTTTGCTTCAACAGTAACTCCAGGAGATATTACAACAAATTCAGTACAAGGTTCTGATAAATTATATTTCCAATTTAAAGATGCTGTTCCTACGGTTATTACAGCAACTACTGTTAACTCTGCAACTGCAGGAGGTGATACTCTTGTAGTTAATGGTGTAGCTTCAGTAAGTGGTGCGAGAACAATCGGAGAGATTGTATCAGATATTAATGCTGGTACTGCAACTCACTTTGTGACTGCAACTCAACCATTAGGTGAAACAGTTTTAAAATCTTATGATAATGGTTTACAACCAGCTAACGGTGATATTGTATTAGTAACATCTATAGATGGTGGTGTTAGCAATGTATTTCCTGAGATTACAATTTCAGATGGTAATAATACTGCTAGTGTTGTTTTCAATACTTCAGATAGTACATTCCCTGGAACTGGCGGTGGGTACTTAACTGTATCTGCAACTCAAATGGCAGCAGATATTAATGCAGCTTGTCAAGGAGCTAGTGTAGATATTACAGCTTCTACAGAAGCAAATACAAACGGTGCTAACAATTCAACATATCCTAAATTAGTTTTAACATTAGGTTCAGGTAGTGGTATTACAATTACAGAAGTTACCGCAGATGCTGCTGGTCAGACATTCGGTGATAATGGTGGTAATGGTGGTGCAACTGCAATGCCATTAACTGCAAACCAAACTACTGATAGAACATTAGTCTTAACAAGAGCAGATGGTGGTGATATTTTATTAACAGGTGCTGGTACATTCGTTAACTCAAATGGTATTGTATCTTCATCTGCTGGTACTCCAGCTCTATTAGTAATGGTTGAAGATGAAGAAGGTGCTGCATCATTTGATGATTCAGAATTACAAGCTTCTATCGATTCATTAGAAATAAGTGCAGCCACTGAAACCGGCGTTACTACTAAAGTAGATAGAAACAAAAACCCACAAGTTACTTCTAACGACGAAGACACAACTGGAATTACAATTACTTATACTCCATTCTCTGATTCTGCAGTAACAGTTAAAGTAAATGGTTTACAATGTAACATTGGTGATGGTGCTAAAGATGAAGCAGTTTATTTCTCTGCAGATGGTGGTACTACTGCTAAGACTGTCGCTAACATTGCAGCTGGTGATACTCTATATTGGATGGGTTCAATTGCAGGTTATGAGTTAGAAACAGATGATGATATTGATATTGATTACCAAGCATCCTCTAACGATGTCTAACAATATGATAATATAGGAAAGCGGCTTTATGCCGCTTTTTTTATGCGCTTTTTATACCCAGTAAAAATAATATATTTTTGCATCCCATTTTCGGAAAATGGAAATTTCGTTTTAGATAAATAAGTATGAGGAGATAATAACATCTCTTTAGGCCTAAATAAACAATTATTTATATGTCAAGATTAAAAGTAAAACAAATTAGTGACTTTAGTACTGCTGTTCAGAACCTAATCGACAACGATGCGGATCAGAATGCTGGATTAATCGATGCTTTAGAAGCTTCTGTTGACTCTTTAGAAACTGCGACTGGTGGTGATACTACTGCTATTAGCAACTCTATCGATTCATTAGAAACTCTAGTTGCTGCTGATGCTGCTGACGCTGATGCTTCAATCGATTCATTAGAAACTCAAGTTGGTGCTGCTGAAACAGTTAACACTAACCAGAACGCTTCTATAGATTCTATTGAAACTAGTGCTACTGCATTAACAGGTATCGTAACTAACCAAGGTGCTTCTATCGATTCATTAGAAGTTGTAGTTGCTGCTGATGCTGATGATGCTGATGCTTCTATCGATTCATTAGAAACTGCATTAGGTGCCGAAATCTCTGCGACTAACACAGACGTAACTAACATTGGCGCATCTATCGATTCATTAGAGTCTGCAACTGGTGGTGACACTACTGCAATCAATAACTCTATTGATTCATTAGAGGCTGCTGATTCAACGTTACAAGGTAACATCGATGCTGAAAATGCAAGAATTGATGCTATCTTAGCTGGTTCTGATGCTGACTTAGATCAGTTTGCTGAAGTTGTTGCTTTCATCGAGTCTGTTGATACAGTAACTGATGGAACAATTACTACATTAGCTACTAACACTGGTGCATCTATCGATTCATTAGAAGTTTTAGTTACTGCTGATGCTGCTGATGCTGATGCATCTATCGATTCATTAGAAGCTGCTGACGGGTTCCTAGGTAATTCTGTTGATTCATTAGAGACGTTAATCGCTGCAGATGCTGCAGATGCTGACGCTTCAGTTGATTCATTAGAAACTGCATTAGGTGCCGAAATCTCTGCGACTAACACAGACGTAACTAATATCGGTGCTTCTATCGATTCATTAGAAACTGCAACTGGCGGTGATACTACTGCTATTAGCAACTCTATCGATTCATTAGAAACTCTAGTTGCTGCTGATGCTGGCGATGCTGATGCTTCTATCGATTCATTAGAAACAGCGTTAGGTGCCGAAATCTCTGCAACTAACACTGACGTTACAAACGTCAATGCTTCAGTTGATTCATTAGAGACATTAGTTACTGCGGACGCTGGTGATGCTGATGCTTCTATCGATTCATTAGAGGATATGGTAACATATCAGCATAAGTTTGGTACTGTGTTGAATGCAACATCATTCCAATTGAATGCTCCTCTGAAGTTTGGTGGTGCTGATGACTTATTAGTATTCATTAACGGACACAACATTCACCCATTAACTGGTGTTGAAGGTGATCCGACGCATGGTTACTCAACTGCTGATGGTCAAACATTTACTCTAACTAACATTGGTTACTCAATCGATGCTGAGGATGAAGTATATGTTATCGGACACAGATAATAGTCAAAGTTCTAATTTTTAGGAAAACTAAGGGTCCCCTCGGGGACCCTTTTTTATTTGCATGATATATACAATACAAATTAAAACTTATTTGCATGCATATCGGTATAACCATAAGTTTGATGGGAGAGAAAGAGTCTCTCTGGATTAATGGTATCAAACTTAACGCTCTATTTCTATCTAAAACTCTTCAGAAAACTGGACATAAAGTTACTATTCTAGATACAGGTAAAAATGTAAAGAAAATTACAAAAGATACAGTTCAATGGGATCTGAAAGAATTCCCCTGTGAAAAATACGGTAAAGTTCAACATACTGTAGATTTAATGATTATGCTTGGTACATCTTTCGATACTGACTCAATTAAACACTGGAAGTTAATGGGCCCAAATCGAAAAGTAATAAAATATCACTGTGGTAATAATTATGTAATTGACATGGAAAGATGTATCTTCCCAAAGAAAGGTCACAGGAATTCTGGTGCAGCAGCTTACCAAAGAGGATGTATGGATGAAGTTTGGTATGTACCTCAACAAGGACATCAAAACAGAGCTTATTATTCTGTACTCTATGATTTACCTCTAGAGAAAGTAATTCCAGTACCATTTATATGGGACCCTTATTTCTTAGATATAGAGATTTCTAACTTTGAAAGTATTATTAAGAAAGTAGGTACTAAAGCTTATGGTATTCCTATCTATGTTCCAGGAAAGGATAAACAAAACTTAAAGTTCTGTGTATTTGAACCTAACCTAAATGTTGTTAAATTTAACATGTTACCCATAATGATTGTTGAACAATGGAAAAGAGATGGTAACAAATTAGATAGTTTGAATTTAATGAGCTCGAAAGGTTTAATTACTAGCTCTTACTGGAAGAGTATTATCACAACATTTGATTTAACTAAACCAGGAGATACAGATATTAAAACTTATGGTAGAAGTCCGGTTGCAGTTACATTATCTAAACATGCAGATGTAGTTGTTTCTCATCAATGGCATAACCCACTTAATTATGCTTATTTAGATACTCTTTATCTACAATATCCATTGATACATAACGCAGATATGATTCAGGATGCAGGATATTACTATAAAGACTTTGATATTAAAGAAGGTTATGATAAACTAAAACATGCAATTGAAAAACATGATGATACTCTAGAAGAATATAATGAAAGATCTGAAAATGTATTGTCTAGATATTGTGTTGACCATAATAGAGGTTTACTCAAAACCTATATTTACTTATTGAAAGATTTAATGTCAGGTGAAAGAACTAGTAATCTAAGTTATGATTACGACTGGAAAACTAATTTATATAAAAAATGAACAAAGAAATAAAGGACGTAACATTTTGTTTAACAAGTTGTGGTAGAATGGATGAGCTTGAGAAAACCGTTGATAGTTTTATTAAGTACAATGATTATCCAATTAAAAACTGGTTTATTGTTGAAGATTCAGGAGATCCAGAACAACATGATATTTTAAAAAAGTTAAATGCTGAAAAATGGGATAGTAGATTTATGTTGTTTTTAAATAATAAAAACATAGGTCAGAATGCTTCCATAGATAAAATGTACAAAAATGTTAGTACAGAATACATATTTCATTGTGAAGAAGATTGGGAATTCTATAGAGGTGGTTTTATAGAAGATTCTATGAAAGTTTTAGAAACTCAACCTAAAGTTTTACAAGTATGGATTAGACCAAAGTCAGATAAAATACTTAATCCTATTGAAAAGAGACAATTTACTTTACCTGGTGGTGTGGTTGTTAGAAGAGTTTTACCTGTAAGCTTTAAAATAAAAACAGGAGTAGTAAAAAATTACATGGGCTTTAGTTGGAACCCTGGTTTGAGAAGAAAATCAGATTGGTTATTAGACCCTATAGCAGGTAATTACACAAGATGTTTACATGAACATATAATTGATGCTGTTTATAGTAGATTAGGTTATATGGTAGTTTCCCTATCTAAAGATGACGAGGATGGATATGTTAAACACATTGGCTGGGGAAACAGAAAAATGGGTAAAACCGAAGCGACAAAAAATTTGTAAATTATGTATAAATATGATATTACTTGGATTATGCAATCTTACCTTGGTGAGTATGAAGGTAGTAGAGCTAATTCAGATAAAAAGTTTATTAGAGCTGTAAAATCATTCTTAGCAATTCCAGATGAAAGAACTCAATTAGTAATTGCATCGGATGGATGTGAGATAACTCATAAACTCTACTATAAACATTTTAAAAAAGAACCAAGGATAGAGTACGTCTATGTTGACAAGAACACACCTAAGATGTACGAAAAATCTAAGGATGGTAGTAATAACCAGTATTATAGAGGGCTGCCCAGACAAGCTGCACGCGCGTTAGCAGAGGGATATTTAACAGCTTATATAGACTCGGATGATTACTTAATGCCAAATGCTTCTCAAATCATAAAAAGATTTTGGAATGGTATTACAAAAGCTAACCCAGATGTAGAATATAAATGGGGAGCAATGACACATTGGATTGAGAATGAAGCAATGGCAAAATGGTTAGAAAACAATGAAAGTCAAATGTTTGGACCAAGAACAGAACCTTTTAAGATAGAAGGTTTAAAGAGTAAATGGCAGAAGTATTCTATGGATGAGCCTAATAAACATGTACAATCAACTACATGGGCAACAGTACATAGATCAGACTGCATTACAAGATGGAAAGACCATATATCAGACCCTAAAGCTGGCGGAATTTCTGAAGATACTTTATTTGCAAGAGGTATCAGAAAGGAAGGTCAAGGGATGTTGGTTGATGATGGTTTTTACGTTCGATGTCATTATCATGGAATTTGGGATATTTAAACTACCCAAATCTTACTTGGTGAGACATTGCCGAAGATATATAATATAACGCGTAAAAAAAATACAAACAGTATTAAATGTCTAGACTAAAATTAAAACAAATACAGGACTTTTTACTAAATAATCCACAACAGGGTGATTATTTAGAATATAATGCCTCAACCGGACAGTTCGAAAATGCCTCTGCTCCACTTTCTGGAACATCAGGTTCTTCCGGTTCAAGTGGTTCTTCCGGAACTTCAGGAAGTTCAGGTTCATCAGGTTCATCAGGTACATCTGGTGAAGATGGTGCAGCTGGTGAAGATGGAACAAGCGGCTCAAGCGGCTCATCTGGTAGCTCAGGAACATCTGGTTCTTCAGGAACTTCAGGTTCTTCAGGTTCAAGTGGCTCAAGCGGAACATCAGGTTCAAGTGGCTCAAGCGGAACATCAGGCTCAAGTGGCTCAAGTGGTTCATCTGGTACTTCAGGTGAAGATGGTGCAGCTGGTGAAGATGGTGCTGCAGGTACTCCAGGTACTTCAGGTTCATCTGGTTCAAGTGGTTCATCTGGTACTTCAGGTTCTTCAGGTACATCTGGTGAAGATGGTGCAGCTGGTGAAGATGGTGCAGCAGGTGCAGATGGTACTTCAGGTTCATCTGGTTCATCTGGTAGCTCAGGAACATCAGGTTCATCTGGTTCATCTGGTAGCTCAGGAACATCAGGTTCTTCAGGTACTTCAGGTGAAAACGGTGCAGATGGAACATCTGGTTCATCTGGTTCATCTGGTTCAAGTGGAACATCAGGTTCAAGCGGATCAAGCGGATCTTCAGGCTCAAGTGGTTCTTCAGGTAGAACAGGTATTGTAGTATTTGGTACTAATGACATTGCCGCTTTCCCAGCCGGCGAATTTAACGGTCAAAAGGGTATTGATAATCAAGGTAGAATTTACAAATGGACAGGTTCTGAATGGGAGCTAGACATAAACCTAAACGGTACATCTGGTTCAAGTGGTTCAAGTGGTTCTTCGGGTTCTTCTGGTTCTAGTGGAACATCAGGTTCATCTGGTTCAAGTGGTTCAAGTGGTTCTTCGGGTTCTTCTGGTTCTAGTGGAACATCAGGTTCATCTGGTACTTCAGGTTCTTCAGGTAGTTCAGGTTCATCTGGTTCATCTGGTTCTTCAGGTTCATCTGGTTCTTCAGGTTTTAGCGGTGCAAAATCAGGTACGAATGTTGAAGACTTAGGTGAGGGTGAATTTAACGGTCAATTAGGTTTTACAGCCGATGGTATACTTCACCAATGGAATGGCGAATCATGGGATGCTATTGATGACTTAAACGGTACGTCTGGTTCTTCAGGCTCAAGTGGTTCATCTGGTTCTTCAGGTTCAAGTGGTTCATCTGGTTCTTCAGGTACATCTGGTTCATCTGGTTCAAGTGGTTCATCTGGTACTTCAGGTTCTTCAGGTACATCTGGTGAAGATGGTGCAGCTGGTGAAGATGGTACTTCTGGTTCTTCAGGCTCAAGTGGATCTTCAGGTTCAAGTGGAACAAGCGGTTCTTCTGGTTCTTCAGGTTCATCTGGCTCAAGTGGAACATCTGGTTCATCTGGTTCTTCAGGTACATCAGGTCAAGACGGTAACTTTGGTGGCGCATCATTTGATTACACAATTTCAAATTCAACAAGTGCTGCTCAACCAGGTTCAGGTGTATTAAGATTTAATAACTTTACAACACAGACGAGTGCAACTCAAATTTATATAAACCAAACTGACGATGCTGGAGGTAGTGTAGAGTCATTCTTTACATCTTTAGATGCAGTAACATCTGGTATTAAAGCACATATTAGAATTTCTAAGAAATTCGAAACCGACACATACTTATTATTTGCAATCGGTGATTTAACAGACAATGGCGCATGGTGGACATTAAGTGATTTATCAAATGTAGGTTCATCAAGTGCAGCTCCATTTGCACATACTGATGATATTGTAATTTCATTAGTTGCGACTGGTGATAAAGGTGACCCTGGTACATCTGGTTCTTCAGGTTCTTCAGGTTCATCTGGCTCAAGCGGAACTTCAGGTTCAAGTGGTTCTTCAGGTTCTTCAGGTTCAAGTGGAACATCTGGTTCATCTGGTACATCTGGTGGAGATGGTAGTGATGGTGAAGACGGAACATCAGGTTCTTCAGGTTCATCTGGTTCAAGTGGAACAAGCGGTTCTTCTGGTTCTTCAGGTTCATCTGGCTCAAGCGGAACATCTGGTTCAAGCGGAACATCTGGTTCTTCAGGTAGTTCAGGTTCTTCAGGTTCATCTGGTTCAAGTGGTTCATCCGGTACTTCAGGTTCATCTGGTTTCTCAGGTGCTAAACAAGCTGAAAATACAGAAGGTTTAGGTGAGGGTGAATATACAGGCCAATCAGGTTTTACTGATGATGGAAGAATGTATAGATGGAATGGTGAAGCATGGGAATTAGTACAAGACTTAAATGGTTCTTCAGGTTCAAGCGGCTCATCTGGTTCAAGCGGTTCATCTGGTACTTCAGGTTCTTCAGGTTCAAGTGGTTCTTCAGGAACTTCAGGTTCTTCAGGTTCATCTGGCTCAAGCGGAACTTCAGGTTCAAGTGGTTCATCTGGTTCTTCAGGTACATCTGGTTCCTCGGGTACTTCAGGTACTGATGGTGCTGATGGTGTAGGTAGTGATGGTGAAGACGGTACATCTGGTTCTTCTGGTTCTTCTGGAACTTCAGGTTCATCTGGTTCTTCAGGTTCATCTGGCTCAAGCGGAACATCTGGTTCTTCAGGTTCATCTGGTTCTTCAGGTACATCTGGTTCAAGCGGTTCATCTGGTTCTTCAGGAACTTCAGGTTCTTCAGGTTCATCTGGCTCAAGTGGAACATCTGGTTCATCTGGTTCTTCAGGTACATCAGGTACTGACGCTGTTGTTTCAATTTCCGCAGGTAACACCAACAACAGAGTTGTTACTATGACAGGTAATAACAGTACACCATTTACCGGGGAAGCAAACATGACGTTCAATGATTCTACTAGTATTCTTACTGTTTCAACTGGACACATCGTTACTACTAAATATGTCTTTAACAGTGGAGGTGAAATAACATCGGACGGTAGTACAATGAGGTTCCAATTTTAATTAACAGTAAAGAATAAGAGATGAGTTTAGACTTAACAAAATACAGGAAAGCAACACACGACCATATCGGAGTTGCGGGTAGTTATACAGATACTTTTATAGAAGCACAAGGAGCTAGCGCCACAAGCGCTAGTTCTGATGCTTTTGTAAGATGGGTACCTAATAACAAGAGTGGTTCTGGTTACTTGACAGGTACGGTTGCAACCAACCTATCTGCTAGTGGTTATTTACAGTACAATTGTACTAGTTCTGGTTATCATGCTCTTTACTTTAGATATTATGATGACACTAATACATATAACAATAGTAATACTGCACCTGGTATTAGACTAATATCAGCAACTTACCATGCAAATAATAATACTGGTTCTACCAGCCTTGGTGAACAAATAGATGCTTTTCTAAACCAATCTGGATATGATGAAGGTTTCTTAGTAATTGTCAATAAAAATAGAATTGCTAGTAACGGTACTTTAAATACTGCAATGTTATTAGCAAGATCTTGGAGACATGAAGTTACTATGGGAACAAGTCAAACGCTAAAAGATTTTAGTTATGCAACTTGTATAACTAATATATCTTCTTCTAATGCAAATGCGCCTTTTAGTAATGGTGCTGCACCAGCTGTAAATGCAATAGGTATAATATCTGAGTCTTTAGCTGGTACTGGAAGTGGTCATGTTAACGGAGCAATCGAATTATGTATCGAACATGATAAAGATAAAATTGGACATGCTGGTTATGGAAAAGATTTAGCATCTGGTTTTGGTAAAGGTAATAATTATCTAGGAATGACATCAAACCAAACAAGACAGGTAACTATAAACTACGCTAATCCTAATCATCAATCTGTATCAAAAGAAGAATATGTCAGAGCTACATTTGAAGCTAGAGTAGGACAAGGTGCACTTAATACTGGCGGTTCAGTACAAGTACAATTAGAAGAAGAGTCTGCAAGTGGATCAGTGGTTGGAGGAACTACTGTCGGTGATGTAGAAGGTCCATGTGATATATGGAATAAGTATGAGGTAAGACTTAAAAAGTCAACTCAAACAAACGGTAGTAATCCATATATTAATATCAATATAAATGTAAATACAGGTGGTGCTAATGTAGGTTTTCAGAAAGTAGACGTTAAGAATTTAGAAGTCTTTAAATGTGGTTTTGGTCCAGATAGTCAAAGAGATGTTGCCGTACATAAATGGCATGTAAACGCATTAGACATAGAGGAGTCTCCTGCTGATTTTAAAATGGGAGATATAGAAAAGTTTAAAGGTTTCTATGATGCTAATAGAAATCTAGCAGATCAGACTGAAACATATACCACATACACTGATTTAACAGGTGGTGGAAGTTCACTTAGAAATAGACAACACCATGGAGGTTCAACTTCAGGTTCACAAGGTTCATACAATTTCCCAAGAATAGGACCTTATTCATTTACTTCAACTTCAAGTAGTAATCAAGATTTCTTTGTGTATGAAGCTCCTAGTCCAACTAATAATACAACAAAAATTTGGGAAATAGGCGCTGGAGGCCCGACAACAAGTTTAACAGGTACTTCAATAAACCACGAGAAATTATATATGGCTGGTGTTTGGATGAGAGTGAGAAGAAATAATCCAACTGGTTCAAACCTTGCACCTAATAGAGTTAGTATAACAGCAACAGGTTTAAATAGTTCAGGTAATGCTATTCAAATGGCAGGTAATACAGGTTCAGCACCTTCTGGTTTTCACATGTTGCAATCCATTAACATGAACAGTTATCCTAATCTAACAGCAGATAGACAAGAATGGAAACTATTGAATGGTTTCTTCTTACCTTCTTGGATGACAACTACAGAAAGAGGTACATGGAAGACTAACTATTGGGGTAAATGGGCTGGACAATTCGAACATGGTGAAGGTTCAGATCCTGATAAATGTATGAATGGAATTACAGGCTATGGTATTAATACTGCTACAGCAGGTTATGTAGCAGGTATGAATTCTAGTGTTGTTAAGATAGCACCTAGAATAGTCGTAGAACAATATAATAATACGGATCTATGGGTGGAATTTACATATCCATTTATAGTAGAGATAGATCCGGCTAATTTTAATGACGAAGGCCAAGCATTCTTTTGGGATGTTGGTGAGGCATAATAAAAGAATTGAATATATACAATAAGATAAAAACAGAAAAACTAAACAATGGCTAATCTAAAAGCAGGAGCTACAATACAAGGTTTCACAATTTTACACGCAGGTAATTTTGACCCTACCTCATTCCCTGGTATGAAAGGAGCGACTGGTTCAACTGGAGCTCAAGGTTCTAAAGGTTCAACTGGTCAACAAGGTCCAGGTGGTGATACTGGTGAACAGGGAGCAAAAGGACCTACTGGTGCACCGGGAGCTGGTGGAGCACAAGGTGCTAAAGGTCCAGCTGGCCCACAGGGTGATACTGGTGAACAAGGAACAGCAGGATCTCCGGGTTCAGCAGGTGATAAAGGTCAAAAAGGTGCAACAGGTGCACAAGGTGCAAAGGGTCAAAAAGGTGAAGTAGGTCCACAAGGTGAACAAGGAGGACAAGGAGGTGCTGGAGACCAAGGTGCAGCAGGTGCTAAAGGTGCACAAGGTGCTAAAGGTAATACAGGTCCAACAGGTGGTTCAGGTTCTGGTGGTGGTGTAGGTGCTCAAGGTGCAACTGGTCAGAAAGGTCAAACAGGTCCAACTGGTCCTAAAGGAGATACTGGTGATACAGGTCCTAAAGGTGACCAAGGTGATGCAGGTGCTGATGGAGCTAAAGGTCAAAAAGGTGCAACTGGTCCTAAAGGAGATACTGGTGCAACAGGTTCAAAAGGTAACACTGGTCCAAAAGGTGATACAGGTGCTCAAGGTACTAAAGGTAATACTGGTCCAACTGGTGCAAAAGGTAATACTGGAGCAACTGGTGCAAAAGGTGCAACAGGTACAAAAGGTAACACTGGTCCTAAAGGTGATACTGGTCCTAAAGGAGAGACTGGTGCAAAAGGTAACACTGGTCCTAAAGGAGATGTTGGTGCAACAGGTGCAGATGGTGATACAGGTCCTAAAGGTGACCAAGGTGCTCAAGGTCCTAAAGGTGACCAAGGTGCAAAAGGTAATACTGGTGCACAAGGAGCTAAAGGTCCACAAGGTGCTGTAGGTCCAACTGGTCCAACTGGTGCTAAAGGTAATAAAGGTAATACAGGTCCAACTGGTCCTAAAGGAGATACTGGTCCGAAGGGTGATAAAGGTAACACTGGCCCTAAAGGTGACGCAGGAGGTCAAGGTCCAAAAGGTGATGATGGTGGTCAAGGTGATAAAGGTAATACTGGTGTAAAAGGTAATACTGGTGCTCAAGGCCCACAAGGTACTAAAGGTGCAACTGGTCCAAAAGGTGACCAAGGTGCAACTGGTCCAAAAGGTGACCAAGGTGATACAGGTGCTGATGGTGCAACTGGTCCTAAAGGTGACCAAGGTGATACTGGTCCTAAAGGTGACCAAGGTGATACTGGTCCAAAGGGTGATAAAGGTGATGATGGTGATAAAGGTGACACTGGTGGTCAGGGTGCTAAAGGTAATACAGGCGCAACAGGTGCAGAAGGTGATGTAGGTGACCAAGGTGCAAAAGGTAACACTGGTCCTAAAGGTGATACTGGTCCTAAAGGTGATACTGGTGCAAAAGGTAATACTGGTTCAAAAGGTTCAACTGGTGCAAAAGGTAATACTGGTGCAAAAGGTAATACTGGTCCGGCTGGTCCACAAGGTGAAGAAGGTGAAATAGGTATAGCTGGTGATACAGGTCCTAAAGGTGACCAAGGTTCTCAAGGTCCAAAAGGCGATACTGGTGCTCAAGGCCCACAAGGTGCAAAAGGTAATACTGGTCCAAAAGGTAATACAGGTTCAAAAGGTTCAACTGGTCCACAAGGTCCAACAGGTCCAACTGGTGGTCAAGGTCCAACTGGTGCTCAAGGTCAAAAAGGACAGAAAGGTGCAACAGGTCCAACTGGTTCACCAGGTTCTTCCGATAGTAGATTAAAGAATATAGAAGGTCCAATTGGAAATACCTTAACTAAAATTAATGCGATTAGAGGTGTTGTATGGAACCCTAACGAATTCGCACAATCTATAGGTATGGGTACTGCTCCAAGATATGGTGTAGTTGCAGAAGAGGTTGAAGCACAATTCCCTGAATTAGTATTTAGACTTCCTGATTTACCTGAAGAGGATAATTATAGAGGAGTTGATTACTCCAAATTGTCAGCGGTATTAATTGAAGCTGTTAAAGAATTAGATACGAAAATAACTGATATTGAGAACCAAATTGGATCTTAATAATATAATAAAGCAAAAGCATGGCTGACTACAATAGAATACTTATTGCAGGTAATCCGGTACTAACAACCGATAACTTATCCGAGGACAACTTCCCACATCTATTAGGTGAGAAAGGTGCTGAAGGTGGTGCTGGTTCTAAAGGTACAACTGGTTCTAAAGGTACTAAAGGAGCAAAAGGTACAAAAGGTGCTGAAGGTGGCCAAGGTGACCAAGGTTCAAAAGGAACAAAGGGTGGTGTAGGTCCACAGGGTGATAAAGGTTCAAAAGGACGTAAAGGTGCGGCTGGTGAAGACATAGAACTAAAAGCAGCTTCAGGAGCCGCGGGTGATAAAGGTAATACTGGTTCAAAAGGTGCTACAGGTGCTCAAGGTGCTGAAGGTGGAATTGGTGATGACGGTGCAAAAGGTGTAAAAGGTATCAAAGGTACTGGAGGTAGTGCTGGTGAAAAAGGAGCTACAGGTTCAAAAGGACCACAAGGAACTGCTGGTTCACAAGGTGCTACAGGTTCAAAAGGTAATAAAGGTGAGACAGGTGCAACAGGCGGTCAAGGTGCTAAAGGAGATACTGGTCCAAAAGGTGAAGTAGGTGATGATGGTACTCCTGGCTCAAGTCCAGCAGGTCAAAAAGGTGCACAAGGTGCAAAAGGTAACACTGGCCCAAGTCCAATAGGTGACCAAGGTGCAAAAGGTGACCAAGGTGCTCAAGGTGCTACTGGTGATACTGGTATAGACGTAAGTGGTGCTGCAAAAGATAATCTGTTTGCAGACTTTGGAGACCAAGGTGCACAAGGTGCACAAGGTGACCAAGGTGGTATTGGTGACCAGGGTGGAGTAGGTGATAGTCCAACTGGTGACAAAGGTCCAACTGGTGACCAAGGTGCAAAAGGTAATACTGGTGAACAAGGTGAGATTGGTGGTCAGGGTGCAAAAGGTAATACTGGTGCAAAAGGTAAAACAGGTGACCAAGGTGTACAAGGTGACCAAGGTCCAACTGGTGCGACTGGTCTAGACGGTTACGTAAGTGTTAATAACGTAGAAGGTGGATCTGGTTCTTTTGATGGCGGTAACATGATTGATTATTCAACATGGGTAGCTGGTAACTCTTCTGCTACTGGTTTCTCACGTAATGGTGATGCAAATGAAAACTTAATTATCGAAGGAGAAGGTCCTTTCGGTGAGAATACTCTATTATGGAAAACAATTCCAAACGGTCTTGGTAATAACGGTGATGGTGGTTGGAATAGTTCATACGTCAGTGTAGACCACACTAAACTATATAGGATTAGTGTATGGATGAAAAGAATTTCGGACCAAGCAAACGGTACATTCTATTTAGGAACAAACGGTGGTGGAGCATGTGTATTACAAGGAAACAATGGTGCATCACAATGTAATCCATATTTTGAATGTCGTGGTGTTAGTGGTTATACAAAAGATCAATGGTATTTAGTAGTAGGTCACGTATATCCTTCTAGTACTTCAACTCCAGTAGCAAGACATGCACAGACAGGTGTATATACAATGTCTGGTGAAGCATTTGAAACCAATGGTTGTAACCTAGGCGGTGATGCAGTAATGCAAACTACAACCACATCGCTTAGACATAGAACATATCATTTCTATGCTAATAGTTCTGGTACAGAATTAGTATTCGCATATCCAAGAATAGAACAGGTTACTCCTGCAACGCCTAACATTGTAGATGGTTATTTAGCTGATTCATTCACTAATGTAGGTCCTAAAGGTACACAAGGTGACACAGGTGCTACTGGTCCTAAAGGTGGAATAGGTGATTCTCCAGCAGGTGATACAGGTGACCAAGGTGCAAAAGGTAATACTGGTCCTAAAGGTGACCAAGGTGACCAAGGTCCAAAAGGTAGTGTTGGTGGAGACGGTGCTGGAGGTACAAAAGGTTTCTTTGGATTAGGTGGTGTAACTGGTGACCAAGGTGGTGTAGGAGATGAAGGCCCTAAAGGTGGTGAAGGAGATGTGGGTGACCAAGGTGCTACAGGTCCAAAAGGTCCAAAAGGAGATATAGGCCCTAAAGGTGGTGTAGGAGATGAAGGTGACCAAGGTGCACAAGGTGACCAAGGTGACCAAGGTGATAAAGGTAACACTGGTCCTAAAGGTGCAGTTGGTGACCAAGGTGAACAAGGTGAGACTGGTGACCAAGGAGAACAAGGTGGCGGAGGTGATAAAGGTCCAGATGGTGATAAAGGTGAAGTTGGTGACAAAGGTCCAGGTGGTGATAAAGGTCCAACTGGTGACAAAGGTCCAACTGGTGACAAAGGTCCAGGTGGTGGTCAAGGTGGAGATGGTCTTATAGGTTTTCAAGGCGAACAAGGTCCAACTGGTCCAAAGGGTGCAAAAGGTAACACAGGTCCAAAAGGTGTAAAAGGTAATACTGGCCCAACAGGTGCAAAAGGCGTAACAGGTTCTCAAGGTGCAAAAGGTAATACTGGTCAGAAAGGTGTCCAAGGTCCACAAGGTGCTACAGGTCCAACTGGCACATCGTCAGGTGGTCAAGGTGCAAAAGGTCAAAAAGGACAAACCGGTGCTCAGGGCCCACAAGGTCCAGCTGGAACTGGTGGAACTCTACAGTCTTATGAAATTACATCACAATGTTTTAGCAGTAGCTCAGGTACATATACAGATACAGGTGGTACTCAATTCTGGCAAGTAGGTTTCTTTAGTTCTCTACAAGTATGTTCAACAACTTTCCCTCAATGCTCTAGTAATTGTGGATGTGTAAATATAGGATTAGGCTTTTCGATTTGTGGTCCAGGAGGAGGCGAACCAGGAAAACCTCAAAGATAAATAGATAGTAAACATGGAATACTTTGATTCAAATAGATACTTTTCACTAACTGGTAATACATGGGCATATAAGCATGATATTTTACCATCAGCTCAACATAGACTATCTAGTAGTATTGCTGAACCAACTGGTTCTGCGGTAGATAAAATTAAAGCTGTAGAGACTGTTTGGTATAAGTTTAATACACTAGGTGGTGAGATGGGTTTCCCTGAAGACGTTACTGAAATGGGTCTAATGGCTCAAGACTTAATGGCTGTTGAACCATCTTTAGTTAGAGAAATGGATTGGTTAGGTCCAGATGCTGCAGGTGAAGGTCAAGGAGGTTTCTATATGATAGACTATAATGCTCTTAACGTTTTAGTTCTTGATGCATTAAATGAATTAAATGCTAGAGCTGAAGCTGCAAAAGTACAATTAGGTATTACTCCAGCAGAAACATATCCTGCTAGAGCAACTACAACTACTCTAGCGCCACATGCTTCTAACTTTGCATTGAGTGTAACTCCTACAAGCGGACCTGAAGGTTCAGAGTCAGTTTGGACTTTAACATGTGATAATGCCGTTGAAGGTCTGGTAGTCGGTTTTAAAATCGGAGGAACATGTGATATAGATGATATTTCATGTGACGAGCCAAGAGTTTACTTAACTCATGTCACAGATGATGATTTATTAGACGAAGATAAAGACTATGCTACTGACTATGACTCAGACTTAGAAGGTCGTATGTTTGGTATATTTTGGTTTGACGCAGCTGCCGCTGCAGCAGGTTCACTTTCAATTACACTGAAATACAATGTAGATAATTTAGCTGAAGGTGACGAGACTATTATTATGACTATGAAGCCACGTGATAATAAAGGAGGTCCTGGCCCAGGTAATAGCGTGACCGCTACTGCAGTAATCACATCTTAAGCAAAAGAGACTAGGATACATATATTCTAATACAGTCTCACATTGTTAAAACGTTTAAGCATATTAATAACTATATTCTGTGTTTGCTTACATTTTCTGCAAACACCAGATACTAATAAGTATAATACATCCAACAAAAAGATTTTTAAATATACTATTGTAGATATAGTTAACAATAAATCTATTCAAGACTTCTTAACAGATTCTATAAATTTTAATCCACCCTATCGTGGTCCTGTAATTAAACTTAAATTTGCACCCCTACATCCTAGAATTGGAGGTTTAACTACACAGGTTACAGACAGAGTTTATTTTATACAAATAAATTCTTTATACCCATTGCTTTCTGCAAGAAGAATTCTAATGCATGAGTTAATTCATGTTTTTCAATTTGAAAAAGAATGGTTAAAAGAATTACCAGGTGGTGTGGTTTTATGGAAAGGTAATTATTACACTTGGGGATTACCATGGTCACAAAGACCTTGGGAAATACAAGCAGAAGAATGGACTGAAGAGCTGTTCAAAATTGAGCTAGATAAATAATCTATAAGAAACAATTTTAATTTCTTTAGTATAACTTTTAAAAACTTACACATGGCAAAATACGTTTTCGAACAAGAACAAAACGATCCCCAACAGTATTACTGGTTCAAGAATGCTTTATCAAAAGAAGAAGTAGACCGTGTTATAGCAACAGCAGAAAAATTACCTATCCATAGAGCAACTACCATAGGTTCAGATGGAGAAGTCACAGAAGCAAATGACCCAAATGGTGTTAGATCTTCAATGATAAAATGGATCCCACAGAAAGATGAGTGGGATTGGTTGTATGATAGAATGAAAGACCTCTGTCTAGAAGCCAATAACACATTATGGAAGTTTGATTTACATTCAGCACCAGAACAAATACAATATACAGAATACTACGACCACGAGAATGGTCACTATGACTGGCACCAAGATATTGGACCTGGTTTTACTCCATCCAGAAGAAAGATTTCAATAACTATTCAATTATCAGATACTGATGAATACCAAGGTGGTGATTTACAAATTACTAGTGGTGGTAATGGACCTGACGGACTTATGCCTTCTATGACTTGTCCTAGAGGTGCAGGTGTTGGAGTTCTTTTCCCTAGTTACATGATGCACAGAGTTTCACCAATTACAAAAGGTACAAGAAAATCTCTAGTACTTTGGGTAGGTGGAGCACATTACAAATAAAATATGAGAGTACTGTTTTGGGTAGGCTATCGATTTGAAGACTGGAATAGCCAATCAGATGGTTTAGGTGGAACTGAAATAGCAGTTTCTAAAGTAGCAGAGTCTTTAGCACAATATGGACATGAAGTTACAGTCGCAGGAGAAGTTATCTCAGGCGTACATAATCGTGTAACATGGTTAAGCCTTTCAGACTTTACGAACCAAAGCTTCAAAAAAGACCCTAACAGATTTGATATAGTAGTAGGAGTTAATTACTTACACTTCGTACAACTTCTAGATGACGAAGGTTTAAAACCAAAACACTTAGTATTCTGGTTACACAATACAGAATGGCATGAATACTATAAAGGTGAAGTTCTAGATAACCAAATGGACTTATTACACAGAATAGACACTGTGGTAACGCCCAGCGCATGGTCTAATCAACGATTTATGGAAACTTATATAACACCATTCCGTAATAGTCCTCGCCGCTGGAATGGCTTAGTTCAATCACAGGTCAATGGTATCGATCCTCTTAAATTTAAAATGAAATGTGCTAAAGATCCTAATAAATTTATTTGGTCTTCTGCAGTTGATAGAGGTTTAGATAAATTGCTTGACAATTGGTGGAGAGTTAAAGAGGCAATGCCAGAAGCAACACTAGATATTTACTATCCAAAATACTCTGACCCTCATGTTCAAGATGACAGAAATTGGTATAATATAAGTGGTATTCTAGATAAATTAGAAAATGTAAAAGATCTTGGTGTAAATGATATGGGAAGTGTAAGTCAAGATGAACTTCATTTAGCTATGCAGAAAGCTAGTTATTGGATGTATCTTACTGATTACGAAGAGACCTTTTGTATTACAGCTTTAGAAATGCAAATGGCAGGAGTATTTTGTATTGTATCAGATACAGCAGCATTACCATTTGTAGTTAAAGATGGTATAATTGTACCTACTACAAATGATGAAACAATGTTTAAAAATTCGATACAATTATTAAGCATGATGGACCAAGGTCTAAAGCATAAAGCTCTAAGAGATGCAAAAGAAAGAGCTAAATTATTCAACTGGGACTTAGTAGGTCAAAGTTGGCATGACATGTTAAAAACATATTTATTACATAGAGCAAAATGAGAATTAACAAAATATACGTTATTAGTTTAGGAATATATTCTAAACCAAAATTACAAGAAGCAATAGAAGCTAAATTAGAAGACATGGACTTCTTTGCTAATACAGGATATGAAATTCTTGAAGCATTTGATGGTAGAGATGGTGCAATTGAAGATGGGTATTCTGTTTATCAAAACTGGGACTTAGGTAAAGGTACATGGAACGACTGGTGGCAAAGACCTGTTTTAGGTGGAGAAATCGGTTGTGCAATATCACATAGAAAAGTATGGGAAAGAATTGTATTCGATGGACATGGTTTATCTTTAGTTTTAGAAGAAGACTTTATTATGAATGAGGGTGGTTCAATCGCAGCCCTACAAGACCCTCCGGTTAGTTCTAACTGGGATATTGCTCTATTAGGTAGAGATAAAATTGAAAGAGACGTAGAAGAAGCTACTATTGATAATGTATGGTGTAGGCCTAGACACTTCTATAATCTACATGCTTATGTAATTAAGAATTCAGATGTTGCTAAAAGACTTTTATCAGGTGGTTTAAAAGAGAATGTAATTCCAGTTGATGAATATGTAAGTGCTTTAGGTTATGCACATAGAAGAGAAGATGTTAGAAATATGTTTCCACCATCAATGACAATTATAGCTACACAAGACCCAAATTTTGTAGTACAAAAGAGAGAAGGTACTCCATTCAGAGAGTCTAGCATTGAGCCAACTGATGGTTCTTCTCCAAACGACACAATTGACATACCTGCAGATGCAAATGGTATGCCACCATCCCCAAATGATATGCCTACAAATGAAAATTATTATGAGATTCTAGACGTTTCCGATTGGGACGCATGGAAAGAAAAGTATGTAAATCTGTCAGTAGCAAAAGGTGAATATGACTTAATGGTTTCCGATAGAGGAGACAATGTATTTGAGTTCCCATTATTTACCCCTAAATTCTGTAAAGAAGCAGTCGCTCTTGCAGAGTCAAAAGATAATTGGACTATAGACAGACATGAATTTTATCCAACCAATGATGTTTTACTACAAGACATTGGTTTAGATGCTATTTACAATAGAGTATTAGATGAAGTTGTTAGACCTTTAGCTATTCATTTATGGAATTTAGAAGGAGAGTCTTGGAAAGGTTTTTCAAATGAAAACTTTATGGCAAGATATACGACAAGTAGACAATCACATCTATCACTGCACCACGATAGAAGCCATTTAACGATGGTTATTAAATTGAATGATGAATTTAGTGGTGGTGGAACTTGGTTCCCTCAGTATCAAAAGTTATCTAATCCAGCAGAGATAGGTACAGCAGTACTTCACCCTGGAATGATAACACACAGACATGGAGCCCGACCAATCACATTGGGCAAGAGATACATTATCGTATCATTCATTCGCTCTCATTTAGAGCCTTAATATACAAATAATTAATTAATATGAAACAAGAAATAACATTACGCTCCATCACTGGAGACGACGGTCACTTAGTCTCTCCTGTTTTGAATGCAGGTAGAAAGAACTACTTAATTGACATTGACGGCACAATTACAGATGATGTACCAAACGAAGAGCCAGAGAGAATGTCAGTAGTACTACCATATCAAGGAGCAAAAGATACATTAAATAAATGGTACGACGAAGGCCATGTAATTACTTTCTTTACTTCAAGAACTGAAGATGTAAGAGATATTACAGAAGCTTGGTTAAATAAACATGGTTTTAAATACCATGGTCTATTAATGGGTAAACCTAGAGGTGGTAACTATCACTGGGTTGATAATCATATTGTTAAAGCTACACGATACGAAGGTAAGTGGGCAGATTTAGTAGAAGAAGAAAGAACAATAGAAGTATTCCCATCTTAAACTCATAGATATATAATCTATGAAAATCAAAGATTTCCAAACATTTCTTAATGAGAACACTGGAGGGCTTCACAAAGTCATCATGTGTGTTTCTAAAACTATATCAGATTTCGATTATGTAACTGATAAAGGTATGTACACTAGAAACTATATGACTCTATTCTCAAAAGGTGACAAGCCATATAAGGCTGATATGCCAGTAATTAATTTCTGTAATCTTCATACACAGAGATTACTAGATCTTGGTACACCTGAGGATCTAATCTATAATCCTAAAGAAAAGAAACAGGAAATCTCATCAAAGGTTCGTTGGCATGAGATTCACAAAGATAGCAAATTTGTGCCTAAGACTGTGTCAGAACCAGAAGATATAGATCAGTTAAAATTCCCTATCATAGCAAAACCAGATAACAGATACTCTGGTATGGGTATTGAAAAGTTTGATACTCTAGAAGATGCTAAGAAGGCGGATCTTTCTGATTTTGAAGTCTTCAGCGAGAAGATAGACATCGATGAAGAACATAGGATAATTATGTGGAGAGGTGAACCTTTGCAATGGGTACAAAGAGTCCATGGCAATAAGGAGACCAAAGAGATGACAAAGAAGAAAGAAGATAAACTCTATTTTAAGTATGTGTTAAAAGACGTAAATAAAATGCCAGAAGAATGGAATGAAGTATTTCAGGAAATGAACGAGGCACATGAAGGCTTAGACATATATTCAATAGACTTGGCGGTTGACACAGAAGGAAAACCACATGTAATAGAGATGTCCTCAGAGTTTGCTCCTCTCTATGGTGTAATGGCATTTATCTACAAAAAGGTCTATCAAGATTATTACAATAAAAAACTACATTCTACTGAAGAAGAGCAGATAGATATGTACCAAAAGAAAGATATTGACTCAACTTTGAGTTTTAACAAAAAATTTAAAAACAGATTTAGCGTAGACAATGGGTAAACCAAACTATCAATGCATGCACATTAGTATCTGGGTGCATCACATGCATATAGATCCACTATTTGATTTCTTGAATGGTAGGATTAAAGAAGCGCCGGATTGGTATCTGAGCGAGTCTAAATGCCCAGAGTCAATAACTGGAGGTTATGTTGAAATAACTCTTTCTTTTGAAGCATATTCATTACTTTCTTCCCATAAAGATTGGGAAGCTTCTGCAGGTTGGATGGCTTAAAACAAAAATTATGAAAAAAGGTAACAGAACAGACTACCTATTAAACCACAAAGGCAAGAAGTATAAAGCCAACAGTTTTATAGGATTAATCTGGAAGTTTATTAGAAACAAATAAAACTTCGAACGTATAACTAACCGTCTAGGGTAACTTAGGCGGTTTTTTAGTATTTAAAGGAATAAAAGGTATGTACACATTAGACGAATTAAAAAAGATGATATTCATCGACATTGAAACAGCAACTCAAAAAGAGACGTTTCAAGAAATTATTGACGAGAACCCAGAACTCGAACAATACTGGAACTTAAAGACTATGCAACTGGTACAAAAGAACCCAGTTGAATTATCAGAATTTGAAGACCCACACAAAATGTGGCCTAGAATGGCTGGACTTAATCCAGAGTGGGGTAGAATTGTTTGTATCTCTATTGGTCAATTACAGTTTGACGAAACAGGCTTTCCTAATGGTTTTAAGGCTGTCTCATTCAACGGAGAAGACGAGAAAGATATTCTTAAACAATTTTGCGAAATGTCCTCTAAGATTATGCAGAAATACCCAGGAATGAAATGGGTAGGTCACTTTATTAAAGGTTTTGATATGCCATACATTATTAAGAGAGCTTTGATTAATGGTATATCAGTCCCATCACATTTTCATCTACACAAACAAAAGCCTTGGGAAAACTGTTTGCTCGATACTAAAGAGACTTGGCAGTTCGGAGGTTGGGACTCTGCAAAATTAGGACTTATTTCAGAAGTTCTAGGTATTCCATCACCTAAAGACGCTATGTCTGGCTCAGAAGTATCTGAGTATTTTTGGAATGGTAAGCACGAAGAGATAAAAACTTATTGTGAGAAAGATATTAAGGCTACCGCAAATGTCATATTAAAGATTGCAGGCCTGCCAATATGTCACTAAAAATTTAGTAAACAGTGACATATCGTCACTAAAATTGCTTTGGCATACTTTTTTCACTATTAGTATTGTGCATAAGCACATAAAACTAAATAAAAATTTAAAAAATGTATTTAACAAATTTATCAAAACTAAATAATCAACTAGATGCTTTTGATGGTATCTTCGATTCATTCTTTAATTTCCCTAACACTAGACCATCTACATGGACTACGATTAACTCTTTTGGAACTGACTATAGAGTAAATGATAATTCTTTAGAAATTTCTTTACCTGGTTTCACAAAGAAAGATGTTGATATTGCTGTAGATAATGGTGTTCTAACTGTTTCTTCAGATGTAAAAGAAGAAGGTTTTAGACAATCATTCAACAAATCATTTAGATTACCTGCTACTATTGATACTGATTCTATTTCAGCTTCAATGAAAGATGGTATTCTAACTATTGATTTTAAAAGAACTGATAACGTTAAGAAAATTAACATCAAATAATTGCAAAATAGTTGCCAAAAAGTTTTTCAGTGTCAGATTTTTTTATTATATTAGTACTGTAATTAAAAACCAAAACTAATAAATTATGTGGAATATCCTATATTTTGACTACGGTAAAGAAATTATTGACACTGCCGAAACTTTTAAAGAAGCCAAATACTTGCTAAAAGAATACAAGATGGCTTTCAAATCTACTAACCTAAAAATATCAAAAGCCTAATGGAAGACAATTTTAACATCGACGACTATATTAACGACCCAGACTTCGAGCAGAAGATGGAGGACTATAAAGAAAGAATGATTCATGAGGCTATTGAGCACAATTATGAGAACATGGCTAAGAATGGTATCTCAGACTGGCATGTAAGACACATGAACAAAGATGAGATGACTCAGCTAAAAGAAACACTTCAGTTTATGATGAAGCACTTCTTAGAATACGAAGAGTATGAAAAGTGTATTTTGATGAAATCTGAGCTGGAAAAGGTAAATCAGATATTAGAGAAAGTGTCTTAAGATATATAACTTAACGCACTACCACAACGGCGGTGCGGGCCCCCGAAATGAACCCGTAGGAAATCTAGCATTTCCGCGGGTTTTTTTATTGATATATAATCTATGAAATACATATTAACATTGGAAAAGTACAGAGCATATATAGACTTCGAGGCCATGCGTGGTAAATGGGGAAGTCCTGTAGACATGCGTGCTGATGTAGAATTCTGTTTAGGCAGATTACTACCTAAAGATAATCTAATTAAAAACATTGAAGATCAGTCTTCAGATAGAGGTATCAAGTTCTTTGTTGAATTAAAAGGTGGTGACCATATCCACATGTACAAAGTATCTGACTGGCAAAGATCTCCAGAAGATGGTTGGGAATACTACTTCAATAAAAAGAAGATGGACTACTATAGTCTGTACACAATGTTAGAAGATGAGTATCAATCTAAGCTAGAACAATTCTTAAAGTATTTTAAGTCCTATGACTTCTATGCACAATATATTGATAATGGTCGTCAGTGGAAAGCTGCTACTGCAAACAATGATAGATTAGCAGACAGATACAAAGCTCTTTCAAAATCAGAGCAGAAAAAAGCTAAAAAAGAAATTCTAAAACATTTCAAGTCTAAAGAATTAAGACCTGATGTGGATAGAGTTTTCCCAGGATAATATGAAGTATTTAAACACATTTGAGTCTTTTGTAAATGAAGGAAGACCATTCTTTCAAGATACTCCTAATGAGTTTGCTTATTTAGATTTCAAAAAATGGGCTTACAAGAAAAGAGGTGATATTAAGAATAGACTAAAAGATATTGATGATGGTTCATTCTTCTTTATAGAACTTAAGAAGATTTGGATGGACTGGGCAAACAGGAATGCAAAGGAATGGAGTTATGTTCATTCAACTCCAGTTGCTGAGAAAGACTTTGGTAGAGCTCTAGCTTCTATGATGAAGTCAGATAATTTAATTATCAAAAAAGCTGGTAATAAACTTACAGATCTTAAGTAATGAAATATCTACAATTATTTGAAGACTTTGCAAAAGATGAACCTGAATTAGAAAGAATTAGACAATTCAAAGGTTCTATTCAAGATCTGGATGACTGGCTCAGATCAAAGGTGGGTGAAACAAACCCATACAAAGACACTATAATGGTTAACGGTCCCCATGCTGGACAGAAGGATAAATCAATTCCTTACCAAGATTTCCAAAATGGAGAGTCCGATTTAATAAAGAATAGACATGGACGAAAAGACAGCTAAAGAAATAGCAAAACAACTTAAGAGAATTGCAGATGCAATGGAAGCACAGGGTAAACGTGATATTCTTGCAGAAAAGAGAAGAGCTAAGTTAGAGTCTTTGCAAGTAATAGATATTCGTAAAAGAAACAATTCTAAATCTGATATAGAGTGAGCCACTATGCAACTTTAGGTGTAGACAAAACAGCAACTCAGTCAGAAATCAAAAAAGCTTATAGAAAACTGTGTATAGTTCACCATCCTGACAAAGGAGGTGATGAGAACAGATTTAAAGAAATTGCAGACGCTTATGCTGTAATTGGCGATCAACAGAAGCGCCAACAGTATGACGCTGTACAAGATAATCCGTTTGCCAACTTTGGAAACATGGGAGGTATGGACGGTAACTTCGGTGATTTATTCAATCAATTCTTCGGTCAACAACGTCAACAAACACGTGGTAGTGATATTAGAGTTGATATGCATATTTCATTTGATGAAGCATTTCATGGATGCACAAAGGTGTTTCAGATTAATGGATTAGAACATACCATTGATTTGAAGCGTGGTGTCAGAACTGGACAGAGGTTCAGACTAGCTGGCAAAGGTCAAGCACATCCTTTCAACACGCAACTTCCACCTGGAGATTTATTCGTAACAATACACGTACAACTTAATAGTGAGTTTATACTAGAAGGAAACAATATATGGGTAGACGTTACGCTTCCATGGTTTGAAATTATGTCAGGTACAAAAGTAACAATCAACTCACTAGATGGACCGATTTCAATAACAGTACCTGAAGGAACTGCGCCTGGTAAGGTGTTAAGAGTAAGAGAAAAAGGATGGCCAGACTATGATACACAAATAAGAGGAAGTTTATTGTGTAAAATTAATGCTAGCTATCCTGAACTAAATGAACTACAACTCGAATATATAAAGAAAGTATATCAAAACAAAAATGGATAAATTCTTTAGAAAGAACCGTAAAAGGTTATTTGATTCGCGATGGGACATAATTATTGAAGGCCTAATGGTCAACAATAAGCCTGCTTTTTTTGCTGCTCTTTACCAAGCCATGATGGAACACCCAACATACGTTATTCTATCAGATATGCCAGTTGAACGTAAAATACAAATTTTAAGTAATATGTTAAAGTATTACGAAGAGAAAGAAGATTACGAGAAATGTGCACAATTAGTAAAAATGCAACAGCAAGTAAATTCAGATATATGTTAATAGTAAAATTAAATAAGAAAACAAGTATAGAAAAGGCTCTTAAGCAGCTTAAGTCAAAAGTGATAAAGACTAAGCAAATGAGAAGATTAAGAGATTTAAAACAGTTCACAAAACCTTCACAGAAGAAGAGGCTACAAAATCAGAAGGCCAAATACATCCAGCAGATTAGAACGAAGGAACAGCAATAAAAATATAGGATTAACTTATTATCCTAATAATTTTCCATCTAGATATTAGCTATCTGGGGTGAGAACACTAAATATATAACCATGGTTGACCTAACTATAAAAAGACCAACAATTACGATGAGTGGATATATTTCCAACACAGATAAAGATTCTCTTATGAGAGCAAGTTATTATCAAATAACTAGGAACTTTACTAAAACAGTAAATCGTTTTGTTGCTTTTAAGGATGATGATAGATTGATTGAGATTCCACATGGTATTGGTCAACGATCAAAATTCATAGACTTAATGGTTAAATACTTTGAGTCGCTTGAAGAATATGAGAAGTGTAATAAGCTGATGAAGCTTAAAGAACTAGTCATAATGGCTGGTGACTAAAAAAATTTAAACTATGGCGAGAACCTCTAGAGCAGCATCAATTGGAGCTGGGTTGAAAAGAGTTCAACTAAGACCTAATCAAAGAAATTATGTCGATACGATAAACAAGAATGATATTACATTCTGTTACGGACCAGCTGGAACATCAAAAACATTTACAGCTTGCTTTACAGCGCTGGAGATGTTGCAAGAAAAGAAGATTAAAGAAATAGTGTTGTGTAAACCAATCCAAGAAGCGGGTGAAAAACTTGGACATTTACCGGGAGACATTCATGACAAGACAGATCCCTACATGAAATCTTACAAATCTAATATAGAAAAGATAATTGGAGCTGAACTAACTAAAACCTTATTTGACAAAAGAATAATTCGATTCGAACCACTAGCCTATATGCGAGGAGATACTTTTGACGATGCCTTAATGATTCTTGATGAAGCACAAAATGCAACATATAAACAGTTAATGTTATTTGTGACAAGAATGGGTAAGTCAAGTAAGGTGGTAGTAACTGGAGATGTAAGTCAAGCTGATATTGCAGCTTCACATGTAAGTCTACCAGGTTTCATTGAGTTATTAGAAGGTGTGAAAGGAATTGACACACATATATTTACAGAGTCAGATATAGTTAGAGCTAAAATACTACAAGAGGTTGTGGCTAGGTATGATAAATGGAAAATTCAAAACAACATCAAATAAAGATTCGTAAAGCAACTTACGATGACTTAGGTCCTATTTGTGATATTTACACAGATGCTTTTGAAGGTAAGACTCTACCGTCTACTAGACAGTGGTGGAATATATTAGATGACAAGAACATTAATTACTTCGTGGCAGAGGAATACGGAGAAGTCGTAGGAACAGCATCACTTATTACAATCAACAAACTAATTAGAGGTGGTAACCGAGTAGGTATGATTGAAGATGTGGCAGTATCAAAATATGCAGGTTCAAGAGGTATCGGTTCTATGTTAATTGAAAGACTAAAAGAACTAGCCATAGAAAAGGGATGTTACAAAACTATTCTTAATTGTTCTGAAGAGAATGTGGAGTTCTACAAGAAGTGTGGTTTCTATCAAAAAGAAGTTCAAATGAGATGGGACAGACCACCAGAATTCGCCCCTGGTAATAGAAACAAATCACTATTTTAAGGTATAACAATCAAAGTTATATCTATGTCTAAACAAATAATCTTAAGACACAGTCACACAAACGATCCTAACACTATAGAAGTTGGAGTTGATGAAGCAGGTAGAGGCGCGTTGGCAGGTCCTGTCACAGTAGCGGCTTGTATTATGCCGTATGGTTTTCAACATGAATTAATTAAAGATTCTAAACTTCTAAATGAGGCTCAGAGAGCAGAAGCTAGACAAATGGTCTTAGATAACTGTTTGGCATACTCCATTCAACACATCGGTGTAGAGCAAATAGAAAACACTAACATTCTTAAAGCTACCTTAGAAGGCATGAGAAGAGCTCTTGTTGCTACTAAAGCTCAAAGAGATTTTGACTTTATTCTAATAGATGGCGATCAATTTCACGGTTTCGATGGTAAACCTTTTGAAACTGTAGTCGGTGGAGATAATACTTATGTCAGTATTGCGGCTGCAAGTATTCTGGCAAAAACAGAAAGAGACCAATATATGAAGTCACTTGAAGGCGGTAACGTATATGGTTGGGGTTCTAACAAAGGTTATGGCACAAAACAACACATCACAGCTATCAAAGAGTCTGGCTCAACAGAACATCACAGAGAGTCATTCATCTCACATTTATTAACTACTACAAATCAATTATTTTGAGAGGCTTAATTCTTGGAATGCTCCTCTTTCTAGGTGGGCAAATTCTGATTTGGTTTCAGACCAACGGACAATTCTTAAATAAATGGGCAAAAGATAATCCATTCTTAATGTCATGTATCTTTGCTATACCAATATCTTACATGTTCATTAAAGCTACTGCTCTAATAGCAGAACACTATGAAGGATTACTTTGGCCTGGTAGATTCATTGGTTTCTCAATGGGTATAACTTCCTTTGCATTCTTAACATGGTGGTTGATGGGCGAAGGTATTAATATGAAGACAACAACATGTGTGATTCTAGCTTGTGCTATTATCGGCATACAATTATTTTGGAAGTAAATGAAATTACCTTGGTTAGAAAAGAAACCTGATAAACCTACATTTGTAGCAGTTTACAAGAAACAAAAAAACAGTAACAAACACTATATGATTGTTACAGATATTCACTCTGATATTTTAATTAATGCCAGAGCAACAAAACCCATCATAGACCACAAGTATGAAATTGTTGAACTTGGGATGGGAAGCTCATTTATTGAGATGTGGTCTAAGAAGTATAAAATTAGAAAACCACAAATAATTGAGAAATATCCTGCAAAATAATTGCCTTAGAATTTTTCTATGTCAGATATTTTTCGTATATTTGTACTGTAAATAACAAACTTATGAAACAATTTTTTTGGGCCCTATTGATAATCTTGGTATTCGTACCAGCAAGTATTTTCGTAGCAACATTACTATGGAATATGGTATTAGTTCAAGTAGTTACATGGGCTAACCCAATTAACTTTTGGCAAATGTTTGGATTAATGGCATTATTGTACTTAATCTGGCCTGGCACAAAAGTAGGAATTAATAACAAGAATAAAAAGAATGGCTAAGAAAATCATTTATTTTGATATGGACGGAGTCCTAGTAGATTTAGCAGCAAAGATTGCTACTTACTCTAAGGACTTTATTGATGCATGTCAAAAAGATGATACTGTAGACTGTATACCTGATTTATTCTTAGACCCACCTCCAATGGCAGGTGCTGTAGATGCATTCAACAAGTTTGTCAAGTCTGACAAATATGATGTTTACATTCTAAGTACAGCTCCATGGAATAATCCAGATGCTTGGATGCAAAAAAGAAAGTGGGTAATGAAGCACTTAGGAGATGGTGCTTACAAAAGACTAATTCTCTCTCATAATAAACATTTGAATATGGGAGACTATTTAGTAGATGACAGAACCAAGAATGGTGCTGGTGATTTTACTGGAAAGCTAATTCAATTCGGCAGTGATAAATTTCCGGATTGGGATAGTGTATTGAACTATTTAAAACCTTAATATGGACTTTGAACCTAAATGGACTTTTAAAGAAAACATGGACCACATCTTTGATGTGATTAAAAAAGCTGCGGCAGTTATCAAATCTTGTAAGAACACTACACATTTGGCAGGTGCCACAAATTATGTCAAGAATGTCAGGCGATACCTAACCTTCTTTGACAAATCTGCAAGACAACAAGAATTTTGTGACAAACAATTAAATGAGTTTGACAAAATGATTAGAATTAAAACTAAACAATATCTTGTCGATTAAGAGGTGGACACAGACTGATATAGAATTATCTTCTGAATTCTTAAAAGCCCCTCATTTTTCTAAAAATACTGGTGGCCAAGAAATCATGCATGAATGGGAAACTCCTATAATGAAGCAGGATGCAAAGCACTTATGTAAAGGTGGAGGTAGTATTCTAAATATAGGTTATGGTATGGGTATCATTGACGGTTTTATTAGAGACCATAAACCTGACAAACATACTATTATTGAAGTACATCCACAGATTGTAGAGAATGCTAAAGCTGCAGGCTATGAGAATGTATTGGAAGGAGATTGGCTTGACATTGTCAAGAATATGACAGAACAGTTTGATGCAATATATTTTGATACTTATTGTTTTGACAGAGATGATTGGGCTATTTTTACAAAAGACCATGTAGATAGACTTTTAAAACCAGGAGGTAGATTTAGCTATTTTAATCGTGATGCTGCAAGACATCAAAAAGTAGCAGAATTGTGTGAGGCTAAAGGTTGGAAGTCCAATATGGAGACTATTCAGTTCTCTAGAAGCCAGTGGTATGATTCTATTATTTGGCATAAATCTGCAAAATAATTGCCTCTAGATTTTTCTATGTCAGAAAAATTGATTATATTAGTACTGTAATTAAACAAATATGAAAAACGTAATTTTTGATCTCGACGGAACTTTAGCTCTTATTGATGATAGGAGAAAGATTTCTAAGAAGCCAAATGGTAAGATGGACTGGGATGTATTTTTCGATCCTAAGAACATTGACCTTGACTTGCCAAACCATGCTGTAATTGCAATGGCTCAGACTTTAAAAGCTGCTGGCCATAGAATTATCATCTTGTCCGGTAGAAGTAAAGCTACTAAAGATGCTACTAGAGCTTGGTTAAAAAAGTTTGATGTACCATTTGACATCTTGAAGATGAGACCTACTTCTAAAGATTTCATGTTCATGCCTGATGACAAGCTTAAGCAAATGTGGCTTGACAGTTTATTCAATGACAAAAATGATATTGTTTGTGTCTTTGATGACAGACAAAAGGTTGTGGATATGTGGAGAAGCAATGGCTTAACCTGTATGCAGGTTGCGCCAGGTGACTTTTAACGTCCCTGGCCCCTGTATGCCTTCTTGTAATTCTTAGACTTCTTAGAATTAGAATGGTTGTTCTTACTATGAACTCCCGGGCGTTTCTTCTTTGCTTTATCTCTTAGAGCCATTACTAATAGTATATTTTTATGTTAAAAGCTATATATCTTCAAAAATTGTTAACAACTTTTTGCAAAATAGTTGCCTCTAGATTTTTCTATGTCAGATATTTTTATTATATTAGTACTGTAATTAAACGATAAACAATGAACAAATACATGCAAAAAATCACAACTTTCCCATTCAGACACCCACTTGGAGACTGTACCAACAATGGTTTGACTTCAGTAGGTGATAACTTCGACCTTTATTTTGATTTCGATAGTGTGGACAACATTCCAGACGATTCACTTGTCTTAATCAAAAGAAACTTGTTTGGTAAACCAGCTTGGTACGCTAAACCTGCATCACTTGTAAAATCTAATACTCATTCTATGATGGGTGGTAACTTCGTTTACACTTCAGATTCAAGATTCCCTGGAGGTGCGCCGATTCCTGTTCACGATAGAGTAGAAGCATAATGACAGATTTCTATACACATCCAAAAGGTACATCGTGGTACTACAGAGAAATGGGTTCCAGAGATAAAAAGACTGGAAAGCTAAAATACTATAACGTGAAAGTCACGGACTATAAAATTGTGGACTGTGAGTGTATGGCTAGAGAATTCAGACCATACCAACCATGTAAGCACATGAAAAGATTACATGAAAAAATTGGCCACAGTTTGTAAATTTCCAAAAAAGCATGTAATTATATTAATATGGAAGCAATAAAACAAATACAATCACTTCTGCAGGAAGCAGAACAGATAGCAAAAGATCAATTAGGCTTAGACAATATATTCTACAACGAGAGGTTCGTAGAGATGTTTATGGCTAATCATTTAGGTCATGAGTATGGTAACAATACTCAGGGTGGCGATGCCTTAGATGCCACTGAAACGCCTACAGAATATAAGGCAATTAATCTTAGAAATAAAACTAAAGGTACGTTCCAGTTCCATTGGTTATCTAAGAATAAAATCAAGAAATATGCTGAGACTAATAATATGTACTTTGCAATTAGAGATGGTGTAACTATTCAGAAGATCTATGAAGTTCCTACTGAAGTTATCATGCCAGTCTTAGAAGCTAAAGCTACAAATTCAAAATCTATTAATGGTCACGCAGGTTTCAATGAGAAGAAATTAGTAAATGAGTTTAACGCAAAGTTAGTCTATGATGCAGAGAAATTCAACTGTGCATATTCTGGCTTAACATCACCAGCAGCTTATGAGTAAAAAGAAAACACCAATATCATTGCTAATCCAAGCAATGCAAGAAGAACTAGAAAGTAGCCCAAAAGAAGTTTGGCCAGGTATGGAATATGCAATAGAGATTGCTAAAAGAATGTTACCTCAAGAAAAAGAAATTATGTGCAAATTTGCAGATGATTGGGCAGACGCTAGAGAAGAAACAGATAGAATGTATAATGATATTCCAGGGTTTGAAGGTACTCTGGATGCATTGGATGACTTAACCGATTTTTCATGAATAAAATCTTAGTCTTAGGTATTTCACCAGGTTTTGCTGGTAGTCCACAGAAATCTATGTCTATTCAAAGAGTAAAGAGATGGATGGCTGAATGTGGCTACGAGCAGACCGACTATGATTGGCGAAATCTAGTCGATGAGGCTGGAGCTTTACCTAAGATGTCAGAAGTTACAATTACACAGGATGAAGTCTCAGTCTATCAGAAAGTTGTTTGTCTTGGTAATAAACCTGAACAATGGTGTAAGACTAAGAAGCTGAATTATCTAAAAGTTCCCCATCCTTCTGGCTTAAATAGAATGTGGAACAATCCAAATCAAGAGACTATAACTATTGGTGAACTAAACAATTATCTAAATGAGTAGACAGTTTACATGGTGGCGAAGATTCTGGGCAACAAGAAAGATGCCTAAGCAAATGTTGTACAAAGCTGCTAGTGAATTACAACAAAGAATTGAGTTCGGTGAATATGAAGTAGACGAACTCGGTAGAGAATATATGCTAGAAGAAGAAATCTTCAATAAGAAAGCAGACGCTCTTAGAAAAGAAAAGCCTTGGATGGATGAAGAGTCTTACATAGAACAGATTCATCCTATCAATAAACAATATAGAAAAAGACAACAATTAATCATGAAGGCTCATCTTCAAGCTGAACAAAAATTGTTGCATAAACTGAGAGAAGAACTAAATAAAGAGTTTGGTATCTCAACAGAAAGAATTCAAGATGAAATGGAAGTATTCGACGGTACAACTAGAGAGTTTTACTTCCATGTTAAATCTATAGCTTTAGGTAAAAAGTTTGACCCTGATAAACAGCAAAGACTGATACTTGAGCAACCAAGACATATACTAAAACCTAAAGAGAGAAAGTATGTAGATCTTTGGATGAAATTAGTAAAGAAAAATAAATGGGAAGAGTTCTTAAATTGGAACAATTACCAATAAATCACTATAATGAATAAATCTAGCCTTATGACAAACTATGGATATTGTTGCATCAACATGCAACTCAGAAAACAAAAACCATCTATCACTACAAATCGTAGTATGATTAAACGTACATTCGAAGCTAAAGGTATGGACTATGCTTCAGAACTTATTGTACAAAATGTACGAGATCTACGTGAAATCATTAAATGGAACCATGCTAACGGTATCAAGCTATATCGTCTTAGTTCTGATATTATGCCATGGATGTCAGAGTATAACATTTCAGACTTAAAAGACTTCAAGATTATTCAAACTATCTTAGAAGACTGTGGCGATCTGGCTAGGGAGTATGGACAACGTCTTACTTTTCATCCAGGACCATTTGACGTCTTGGCATCACTAAATGAAAACGTAGTCACCAAATCTATTGCAGACCTTAACAAGCACGGTGAAATTATGGACCTAATGGGTCTACCACGTACTCCCTATGCTGCGATCAACATTCATGTTAATACTACTCAAGGTGGTAAAGAAGAAGCTATGCAGAGATTCGTAGATGCATTCCACTTACTTGACCCTTCTGTTAAAAGCAGACTTGTAGTAGAAAATGACGACAAACAAAAACAATATGCTGTAGAAGATCTTTATCAAGGTATTCACAGTAAAATCAACATTCCAATTACATTTGACTATCATCACCATTGGTGTCACCCAGGTGAGTTGACTCAAGAAGAAGCACTTAAAATGGCTTCAACAACTTGGCCTAAGGACATCAAGCAACTTTGCCACTACTCTTCATGCAAGCAAATACATGAAGATGCTTCCGTAATGGCAAGGGCTCATGCTGATTACATCTATGAGCATATTAATACTTATGGTCTTAATTTAGACATTGAGTTAGAAGCTAAAGCCAAGGAATTGGCAGTTCAACAATATGTGAAACAATTTGCATCACAGTTAGTATAACCCTTAAATAACATTATCTATGATAAAAGTTTTAAACTCTTTAAAATCAGGTCTTAACCTAATAGTAAGTTCAGTAATTAATCAATGGTTCTACGTGATAGGACTATTATGGATGGGCATTTCTTTTATTTACATTGGAGAACCCCACTTCTGGACGGTATTAGGCTTCGCGATTATTTTTACTGGAATTCAAAATGTAATAAATGAAATTAAATTAAATTCGAATTAATATGAACCTAAAAGTAGACGCTTTAAAAGCCAAGTACCAAGCGGAAAAGCTTGAAGCAATTGCAACCCTTGAAGTTTACTCCACAAATGCAGTCGGTATCGGTGAACACCCGCAAATCATCGATGAAATGGATAAACTGGTCAGAAAAGTCGCTGATGTCGACGGATGCCTAGAGGCACTAGACCAGATCTTTATCAAAACTGGAGACGGCGATACAAACGTAACTCAAGAGGGCTCCGTAAATAGTTGATTTATTTAGGCTAGACATAGACAACTTAAGGAGCAAGAGGTCCCAAACGTGGGGCCTCTTTTTTTGTGATATATAATAAATGAAGTATATCCAACCTCTACATGAAGCCGATAAAAGAGTTCCTAGAAAGAAGGGACAGAAGGCTAAGTCAGATAAACATTCAGATCTTTACACAGATGAAGATCCGAAAGGCACTATCCATGGCTTAGGTTTTAAGGATGCCGAGACTGCAAATAAAGGTATCGACATTATCAAGAAAGTAGATAGAGAACACGCACATAAAGTTCAAGCAACTCTTGTTATGCAACAGAGAGCTAAGGTTGCTATTGAAAGAACTAAAGATCCAGAGAAGAAAAAGAACTTAAAAGCAGCCTATGAGATATGGACTAAATTCTTAGAAGAGATGAAGAAGAAAACTCAAGAGTTAAAGAAAGAGTCTGTAGTAAATGAGATTGGCGATATGTCTGCAGGTTTCTACAGTGTTACTGGTCCACTGTTCGATGCTGGAGGTAGAAGATACTGTAAATATGAATTCACAACTGAGAGTAAATTAAGATATAGTGTTGTATTCTATGATAGCACAAAAGATCTAACTGAGATGTGGTTCGAAACCTTTGATGGTGATAAACAAATACCAATGCACCTAACAACTGATAGAGGTGAGATTCTTAAAGTTATTGGAACAGCAATTGCTATATTAAATCATTATCTAACAGCAGAAGGCGCTGGTGCTCCTTATGGTATTCATGACAATAGAACTCCAAATCAAATTCACAATCCAGGAGTTAAGACTGTAATTGTTAAACCAGTAAAAGAAAAGAAACGTAAAGGTAGAGGTTTCGGTGATGATATTGAATCTGATAGAAGAAGAGAAAAGATCTATATGCAATTCTTAAAGAAGCAAGGTTTTTCTCCTAAACTAAAAGGTTCAGATATTCTTATTGATATTGAAAAGTATCAGAAGAAACAGGGTAAAGTAGGAGTTGTATCAGAGTCTTGGACTGGTCAAGAAGTTGCTGACCATATTAAATACATTACTCCAGACGATAGTGATATTCCTGATTACTTTATTGACAAATATGTTTTACCTAATGATGGTTGGCAGAATAAACCAATCAAACTAAAGAACTTACTAAAAGACAGAGACTTTAAAGCATACTATAAATCTGGTGAAGAGAGATATGATGATTATGAAGTGGCTGCCGATGACTTATACCAAGAGTTAGTTGTCTATAAAGGTCAATTATTAGATGGTTATTCTAGAGCAGCGAGAATGTTGAGGAATGGTGAAAAGACTGCAGGTGCTTTCGTAATAGAGAGTAATTATATAATGGACTTAGAGTTATTTGAAAGATACAGTAAATTAGATTCTGTCTCAAATAAATTATTAGGTGATGTATTTAGACAGTGGGTATTAGACTATAAGAATGGTAAGAGGTCTTCTCATTATTCATTTAGTGTAGAGAACCCCAAGTTAACTTTTGATTTAGACTGTAGAATTTATTTTAAAGGTAAAGGTTTTGAAGTCTTAGATTCTACTGGAGCTGATGCAAGAGATGAAGATGACGATGGCGATTGGCAAGATCCGTTTATTAATATAGACTTTGCTTGTAATCCAGAATGGTTACCTACATATTGGTCAGAAATTTATTTCCACTTAGCAGATGTTCTAAGACATGAAATCGAACATATTACTCAAGATGGTATTGATATTGGTAATTATAGAAAAGGTAAACCTAATCAACCAGATGATGAGCTAAGAGCTATGATTAAGAGTGGTATCATACCTAAGTATTATTATTTACTTTTAGCTAAAGAAGTAGACGCAAATCTACAAGGCTTAAGGTTTGAAGCCAAGAAGAGAAAAGAGAAAACAATTGATGCTGCGAATAGATATTTAGACCAAAAGGTAGAGATGAATTACATAACACCAGAAGAAAAAGAAAAGGTTCTAATTAAATGGGCAGCAAGAGCCAAACAATTAGGTTTTAAATTATGAGAAGAGTAAAATCATTTAAGGAGTTTCTTAACGAGAATATAAAGAAGACTGTCAAGAAGATTGACGGTAAGATTAAGAAAGAACTGGAAAAGAAAAAAGACCTAGTTACTAAAGTTAAACAAGAACAAGAAAAAGGTGATGCTCTTAGCCAGCAAAAAGCTACTCTAAGTAAATTGAAAATGAAACAATCTGAAGTAGAAATACAAAAGCAAAGTGTAAAGAAACAGATTGAAATACAGAAGTCACAATTAAAAACTGCTAAGAAAAAAGACAAGGTTTCAAAGGAGTTAGAGAAGCAGGCAAAAGATACGAAAAAGGAGACAGATAAATAGAATATGAGGTACATAAAATCATTAAATGAGAAGAAGCCAAAAGGCGCCCCTGATTTTCATCATTCAGATGCTCCTGATGCCGAAGGTAGATTCAGAGACCTGGGTATCAAAGCACTTGCAGCATGGTTAATTAAAACCAGAAAGAAAGATGTAAAGAAGATTAGTGGTTCCTTAACTCAACAAGTTGTATTCAATAGAAACGACGACCCTGAGTATGCAGAGAAAATGGAGAAGGTTAGAAAAGAAGTCTACAAACAATTAGGTAGAAAAGACCTCCTAGATAAAATGGATGAGTCTATAGATATGTATTATTTAGACAATGCTAAAGATCTTCTTGAACCTAAAAAGGTTTACCAGCATTTAGGTGTTGAGTATGGTCAAACTAGAAGAGGTGACAAATATGTTCAGATTAACTATATACCTGTATCAAGACCTCAGAGTCAACAACCTTCATGGGCCAAAGTATTCTATGATAATGATAGAGACCTAAAGAAAATAGGCAAAGAGCTTGGTATGGAGCTTAAAGAGTCTGTAATAAACGAAGAAGACTCTTATGATGATTATCCAGCTGCTGCAAAGAAAAATGCACAGATGGCTATTGATTGGAAAGAGAAGTATGGTAGAGATGAAGTACCTGCTGGAACTCCAGTTGGTTGGGCAAGAGCTCATCAATTAGCTAAAGGTGAAAAGATCTCAGCAGAAACTGTAAAGAGAATGTCTGCATTTAATAGACATAGAAAGAATTCTAAAATTGCACCAGAACATAAAGATACTCCATGGAAAGATAATGGCTATGTTGCATGGTTAATCTGGGGTGGAGATGCAGGTGTTGATTGGGCAATGAATAAATCAAAAGAAATTGACAATATGGAAGAAGCAAAAGAGCTAAAACATATTAAACCTTTAAACGAAGGTTACTGGAGTCATTATGACTATGAAAAATGGACTAAAGAGAATGGTAAGCCTAAATATCCAAAATGGGTAAAGACTACTCTAAAGGAAATTGTCAAGGGTGGTTTCATGGAACCACACTATGATTCAGAACACAACTATATGGTTTTATGGTTAGGTTCATTAGAGTCCAAAAGAAGATCTGAATTATATGCTTACGACAAGAAAGGTAAGAAAGAGTTCGGTAAAGTAGGTTACGCGATGTACCAAAGATTCTACAACGACTTAACAGGCTACAATATGTTCTTTATGATGGGAGCAATGTTTGCACTTGAAGTTTCTAAACAGATTGAAGATAGAGTAGCTAACGGTGAGCCTGTAGAACCAGCATACTATATGATGAAAGAATACTTTAATAATTTTGGTATGGACACTAAGAGAAGTAGAATTTTCAACGCTGCTTATGAAAAGCTAGAGAAGTGGATGAAAGACAACCAAATTAAGACACTATAAAATAGAAAAAACTAAACATGGGACAGATTCAAAAAACAGTAACAGTATTACCACAAGGTGATAATTATCAGTGGGAAGATGTAAACGGTGCAGTAGGCAACTGGTTATCTCTAACTCAAAATGGTAGTACAGATACTTGGACATTTGCTACAACAGGTGTAAATAATACAGGTTCTGATAGAACAGCTACGTTTAGACTGTTACATTCTACTTTCACAGAATTCCCTGGAGATCCTGGTCTGAAAGATGAGTTTACAATTACTCAATTGAGCTCTCAGCAATCTCTACCAGCATTTACTTATGCTGATTGGACAGGCTCCTTGACTGGTGTCGATGCAGCAGGTAATGTAAATATTGTTAATGGTAACTCTTCTACAGTAACTTCAAACCCTGCTAGTTTTCCTGCAAATACTACAATGGGAACTAACCAGGTAAGTTTAGTATTGACTGTTACAGTCCCTGCTGGTTATTCTAATACAGGAGGCACAGTTGATAGTGGTACTCTTACAGTAACACAACCTACTAGTTATGTTGCACCACAGACAATAACAGGGTCGATGAATATAAACTATGGCGCTAGTGGTGGAGATGTATGTACAGGTGCAGGAACTTCTGTTACCGGTGTTGCAATAAACATAACTGGAATTCCTAATCCTACTAATGCACAATGGCAAACACAAGCTCGTGCACAGGCGGCAGATCACTTGAATACACTCAATGTTCCAGCTGGCCAATTCTATAAAGTAACAGCTATATCTGACCATAATAATGGTACGATTCCTACTTTAAATGAATTTGTTGAATATGATGGTGGCGGAATAATAGGAGATGTCGATCCATGTCCAAACCCACAATATACAGTTAACATTACAGCAAACAGTGCTATAGCTAACGCATCAATCTATAATGTTGCATCTGGAGGTGTACCTAACAATGTTATTACACAAGTTGGAGAGGCTGGTACTAGTATTAGTGATGCATTCTATGTTGAAGCAAACTCTGGCTATAACATTAGTCCTAGCCAGGTTAGTATATCTTCATGGGGCGGCGGAGGCTCTAATACTTATGTTAATCCTAACGTGAATGCAGCAGGTAGGGTTGTTGTTGGATGGAACGACACTCTAGATCCAAACAATCTTAATTTTGCTATAGGAATAGCAGGTAGTGTAAGTCAATTAACATATACCGTGAACGTAGTAGAAACAAATAGTTCTAGTACAATATGTAGTGAAACTGTTAGTAATAATACATTCACATACCCACAGGGTGAAGGTGGAGTAAACTTCCAGAACTACTTCCTAAATAACTATTCAGTAACAGGTACTGACGGCTCGATAAAAATAATTAGCTCTAACGAACCTAACTTCTCTTGGGCAGGTTGGGCAATTACAATGAATAGCGAAAATGAACCGATGAACGGAGGTTGGTTTAACTGTAACGCTGGTCCTGGAGGACAACCTTCAGTATCAATATCAGGAGAAGAATGGATCTACACAATGGGTTCACCTGAAGATTACACAGGAACTCCTAGTAATATATTTGGTTCTGGTGGAAATGGTAACCCTGATTTCCAATGGGCATTGTCTGGTATTAATGCTAACAAGTTCCAATTAACTAACGATACAGCAGCAGTATGTACGGTAGAATATATTGGTACTGGTGTTTGTGGTGGAGGTGGACATTCCGCTACTCTAACATGTACAGCAACAGGCTTTGATTCAAACGGACAATCAATACCATCGGTATCAGATACAAAAACAATAAACGGATGTGATGACTCTGGTGAAGGTGGCTCAGGTTCATAAAAATTAAAAGAAAAAAGATGTATATATTAAATATAGGCCCAAACGTTTCTACTCAAGATCCTACAAATTTTAAGAGATGTACACCTGCTAAAGTTAAGGCATGGTGGGAAGCAGTAAAGCAAAATATCCCAAACTATAATAACTATAATTGGCATATTGTAGGTGGAATGGCTAATGGATCTCAAGATTCAAAAGATGCTGATATAGTGATAACGCCGCTATCTGGTGAAGTATATGATGAAAGTGAGTTAGCTGGTCTACAGTCTATATTAGTAAACGCGACGCAATTAGGTTTAGATAATAACTTTTATTTAGATCTTAAAGCTACTCCATACCTTTGGACAAGTGCAATGGGTATCGATAGAGATTGGTTTAAAATTCTTTGTTGGGATAAAATTACTATCACTATTGATGATTGGAGTGGGAATTGGAAAAACATTATGAGAAGGAAGGACGCTTCTTCTATAGAAAAGCTAGGTGAACTAGATCTATGGAAAGTATCGTGGGTAAACTATACAGGTGAAGTTTACTATCCTTATGGTTCAACTGCAACTGCGCAAACTTATACAACAAGCTATACACCCGTTGAAGACTGGTGTAACGCACAATAATTAAACTGAATATATAATAAAAACAGACCGAAATTAGATGGCAGTAACTCATAAAAAGACAGTAAATTTCTCAGGAGTAGCAGGAGGAGGTCAAGCAAACTATGATTGGCAAGACCCAAGTGTTAACTGGATAACATGGCCACCAACTCAAGTTGGAGCTACCGATGAGTGGGAGTTTGTTGTCGCATCAAATAGTGGAATTCAAAGACAGACTACAATTGAAGTAAGACATTGGGATTATGCTAATGATAATTCATTAACAGATTCTTTTACTATTACACAAGCGGCAGCGCCGGCGGTGCCAACCTATACTAGTTTATCAGGGACACCAGATCCAGCTAATGAAGGTCAAGTAGTTACATTTACAGTACAAGGTACAGATTTATCAGCTGGTACAGTACCATATACATTAAGTGGTAGTGGTATAAATGCTAGTGATATTAACGGTGGTGTATTATCTGGTAATATCACGATGGCAAATACTACTGGTAATAACTGGGAAGGTACTCTACAAGTAACTCTAACGAATGACCAAACACAAGAAGGTACTGAGAATTTAATTTGCTCATTAGGTGCAACTGACTCTAATGGTGTTGCAACTGGTGGTTTTACAACTAATGTACAGGTCAACGATACTAGTACTCAACCTAGTACAGTTTCAATTGAATTACAGTGGTTTGAGAGTACAGCAACTTCAGGTAACTGGCAAGTATCAGGTTCTTCAGTTTCATCTGGTACAGTTACAAATGAGACGTCAACTGCAATTGCATCTAATTTTGATGCAGCTCCAGGTGAAGTAATACAATTTACAATTACTGGTACTACTAATGGAACTGACTTTACATCAGTTGGTGGTGCTGACATAATTACAATTTCATCTCAATCTGCTAGTGGTAGTTTAGTTTCAGAAAACTTAGTAAACCAAGATTCGATTTCATTCGTTTATCAATATACAGTTCCTGCAGCTAATGAAACAAAAGGTGTAACATTTGCAGCTGAGACTCTACCTGATGCTGGTAATAATCAAATATGGGTAACATCAGGTGTAGACGATCCATCTACTAATACTACAACGGGTGGTACAGGTCAGATGGCTTATACTCTGAATAATAGTGCTAACAATCCACTGCCTTTCGAAATAAGAGTTAAATTAGACCCAGATGGTGCTTTAGCAGATACAGGACTAAACCCAGAAATTTATTTCGCATCTGATGCGGCAGGTACACAGGCTACCGTACCATGGTTCGTAGAACTTGATAGTATAGATAACAACCACACAGATGCCGATGGTGCAAATGCAGAGGTAACCTTTACTGAAGGAGTTGTCTCAACCCCAGGTGGAGGAACTCCATCAGGCTTTACTGGTACTCCGGCACCGGTGTCTCCGTCCCCGACTCCGACGGCTGAACAATATGGTGGCTCACCGGGAGCTTCACCAATGGCAGGACCACAACCTCCAGCTGGAAGTAACAATCAATGTTACATAATTATTAAACACCCAGGAGATCCTGCTAACTATGTCTCAATCAACTATACAGGTTCAAGTCAAGTAACTACTACTCAGGCAACTACGCCTCCTAGTTCAGAAACTTTTAACTGGGATAATTCATACACTCAAACTGCACCAGCATTTATGGATTGGGATACTACAACTGGTGAGAATAGACAACCATTCTCATGGACTGGTGGTACTCTATCAGGTGGTACTGCAGCACAGAGTGATTTTAACTGGTATAACTGGACTGGATTACAATCCGCTGCCGTAACAGTTAGAAACGCTTCTGATACAGGTGCTCACGCAGGTGGACCAGGTGTTGCTGTTTTCAACTTCCAAGAAGATGGAACTAATCCAGGACAACAAGGACCGGAGCAAAATGGTGTCATGTTCGATGGAACTGAAGGAGGTACTAGTGTTACACTTGTAAATTCTACTCCAGGTATGTGGGTATCATTGATGGCTTCTTGTCACGTTGCAGGTACAGTAATGAATTTAGCTGATGGTAGTACAAAATTAGTTGAAGACCTACAGGTTGGAGATGTACTTAAATCTTATACAATCCCAGGAAAAGGTGAAGATGAGAATAAAGACCCATGGCAAACATATAGTTCTCAATTAAACCAATGGACTACAACTCCAACAACTGCTACAGTTGCTAGTAAGGCAAGTTCATCATGGGGAAGTTACATCAACTTTAATGAAGGTTTAACTAAAGTAACAAGTGAACACCCAGTTCTAGTAAAATCAGCTGGTAATGATATTACATTTAAACAAGCAATGAATGTTGTTGTAGGAGATTCATTCTTCGTTAACGATGCATGGGTAGCAATTACATCAGCAGAAACAGTAACTGAAAACATAACTGCATATAAGATTGACGTAGAACCTGCAGATGTTTATGTGGCCGATGGCATACTATGGCATAATGGCCCTAACATTGGAAAAGAATAAGATATATAATAATATATTATTAAACAAAACTAGTAAAAATGGCTAAAAAAATACTATCATTTGAAGAATATCAAGTTCAACTTAAAGCTGAACAAGATAACGTAGATACTACAGAAGAAGTAGAAAACGAAGAGTGTCCTTGTGGAACAGACGAAGACGGCAACTGTATAGAGTGCGAAGACGATGTAATCGTTACGGCTCCAGTTGAAGACGACGATGAAGACGAGGATGACGACGAAATAGAAGACGAAGAGGATGATGACGACGATGATGATGATTCTGATGAAGATGATGACGATGATGAAGACGATGATGATGAAGAAGATGACGATGAAGAATCTGACGAAGAAGAGTCTGAAGAAGCTCCTGAAGAAGGTGGCGAAGAAGCTGCTCCAGAAGGAGGAGAAGAAGCACCAGCAGTAGAAGCTCCATCTGTAGAGGAAATGTTAAAAGAGTCTTACGCTAAAGTTAAAGAAGCTGCAATTGCTTACGAAAATGACGATTACCAAGACCACACATTAGAAATGTATATGAAAGAGAATGCAGCTCTAATTGCTACTCTTGCTACACAAGCAATGGAAGAGGGTTATGGTGAAGTTAAAGAGACTGAATTAACTCAAGAAATGTACGAAGCACATTGTAACGAGATGAAAGAAGCTTATGTTAAGAAAATGGATGAGCTTAAAGAAGTCTACGGTGCATCAAAAGAGTAATAGAACTATGAAATACATCAAGTCGATAAACGAATTAAAAGAGGCTAGACAGGCTCCTGCTAAGAGATTATTTAAAGACGTTGTCAAAGGCAACACTACTTCTATTGAAGGTCAAAAGATCTCTAAGGAGATGGCGCAAGCTGCATTAGACTGGTTTGACAGATCTGTATATGCTAGAAAATATGCAAATCAAGTTCAAAAGGCTGGTATGGGTGCAGTAGCTCCACTTATTTTCGGTGACTATTGGGGTATTAAGAAGACTATAAGTCGTAAACTAAAAGACGAATTCAAAGGATTACAAGACGTATATAAGAGAGAAATGTCTGAGTCAGTATTAAATGAGTCGGATGCAACTCCTACCATGATGTTAGCACAAGAAATTGACGGTGCTGAATATCACATGGCATTTTCAGATGGCGGCATCAATGTAGATGCTAGATCGACTAAGAGAACCTGGGACGATGGTGTACCAGTACTTAAATATATTGCAAGAGCACCTAAGAAATCAGTAGAAATACCGAAGGGTAAATTTGAGGTAGTTATTGATGACAAATACGGGTGGTATTACTGGCAGAATAAAGGTACTTGGTATGGTATGGAACAGGATGGCGAAACACCCCCATTTGAATACTAAGCAGGCACACATTTTAGAAACTTTTAAGAAAGTCTATGTATAATTATTGTAAACATAGACTTTTTTAGTATGCCAAGAATTCCCGTAGATTTAATTTACATGCAGATGGCTTATCAAGTAGCCAAGCTCTCGTACGCTAAACGTAGGCGCGTTGGTTGTATTATCGTGAAAGATACACAGGTAATTGCAACTGGGTATAACGGTACGCCACATGGCTTTGAAAACGACTGTGAAGAGATGCAGACTAGAGAGATAGAGAATGAAAATCATAGAAAAGTACTAGAAGAAAAAGGCTATGAGTGCGAAGACACATGTTGTCACAAAGAGGTAACTAAAAGAGAGGTATTACATGCAGAGTCTAACGCTCTAGCAAAAGTAAGTAAGTCTACACTCTCATCAGAAGGCGCAGATATGTATGTAACTACATGTCCATGTTTCGACTGCGCAAAATTAATTATTCAAGCAGGTATTAAAAGAGTATTCTTCTCAGAAGACTATCGAGATATGTCTGGTATTGCTCTATTAGAAAAGGCAGGTATTGAAGTAAATGAGGTAATATCTTGGAACGCGGAGTAAGTCAAATTATTGATGACTCACTAAAAGCAAATAAATTTGGTGAAGGTTTCTCATTCAGAGAAGGACAGAGAGAAGTCGTTGAGGCTATCTGTAATCACTATCTTGAAGATCCAGAAGGCACGGTTATCCTAGATGCTCCAACTGGAAGTGGTAAATCACTAATTGCTATGTGGTGCGCGCACATTCTAAAAGAACTCGGTAACCGAGGTTATCTCGTCACATCTGACCTAATGCTACAAGATCAGTATGAAGAAGATTTCAGAAGACTAAAACTGGATTGGCCCAGTATCAGAGGAGTAGACAACTATGAATGTAATGTAAATGGTCTCACGTTCTCTCTAGCAGACTGTAAGATGAAAGGTATTGGATATGAAGCTGCAGAGAAACTTTCATGCTGGAACACTTGTGGGTATCTACAAGCCAGAAAGCGCGCGAAGGAGCTACCTGTAGCTCTCTTCAACTACTCATATTATCTAATACAAAGGAATTATGTAGAAGACAAGATGATAGATCAGGGTAGGGAAGTACCTTTTACACAGAGAGACTTTGTATTCTTTGATGAAGCACATAAGGTAGACAATATAGTACAGTCACACTTCTCACCTAGATTAGAGACCAGTACACCTAAGATATTTAGAGAGGTAAACAAATTCGTACAGAAACATGCAATCAATGCTGCCTGGGTATCTGAGAACAGAATAGCTGATATTGTCGACCGCTTAATGCGGGAAGACGATCACCAGGAGTTAATGAGGCACATTGGAGAGTTCAGAGGTATTGCGGTCATTTATCGCCGAGTCCAGTCAGCGGCCCTACTCCAAAGTAAGATGAGATTTAAACATGGTGAGGTTCCTAGAGAATGGCAAACTTTTTTTGGACGAATGGACAGACTAAAAGACATTTGGTGCAAGTTTGATGACTATCATGACATAATTAAAGAACTCGGCACTGATGCAATCGTTATTAATCGAAAAGAGAACGAAACTCAATTCTTATGTTTAGAAGAAGCAATGATGATTGATAAATTCTTACAGAAGAAGAGTGGTTTTAAAGTCTTTATGTCAGCAACATTAGGTGATATTAGATCTTATGCGAGACATACTAAAATGGGTAATGCGAAAGTTATCAGAATGAATAACAATTTTTCCTACGAAAAATCTCCCGTGGTTTTCATCAATAGGCACAAATTATCTTTTAGAGAACGCGAACAAAATCTCCCCAAGGTAGTAAAGACACTTGACAAGATCTTGGAGAAACATAAAGGACAAAGTGGAATTATTCACGCCGGTTCCTATGATTTCATGAACTACATCAATCAACATTCTAAACATAAATTCAGTTTTATCACCTATGATGTAGCGAAAGAAAGACAGGCCGCAATTAGAAACTTTAATGAATTAGATGGTAAAATACTTGTAGGTCCCTCTCTGTTGGAAGGTTTAGACTTAAAAGATGACAAATCTAGATTTCAGATTTTCTTTAAAGTACCCTATCCAAGTTTAGGTGACCCACTTGTAAAAGCAAAGATGTCCGCGTTTGCTGATTGGTATGATTGGAAAACAGGCATTGCAATACAACAAGGAGCTGGTCGTAGTATCAGATCCAAAGATGATTGGGCAGTAACTTATATTTTAGATGCGTGCTTTAGAAGCTTGATAAATAAAAAAGGGTTGTTTCCCCCATCTTTTGAAGAAAGACTTAAAACAATATACTAAATGGCATATAACTTACTTATTATAGACGATTTCTACAATAACCCTGACGAGGTAAGAGCATTTGCACTAAAACAAGATTTTGGTGTGAAAGGTAATTATCCAGGTCAGAGAACAAAACCATTCCTATCAGATTCTGGTAAAGAATATATTGCAAAACATTTAAGAGCAATACATGGTGAACCTGAATTCCCTGAAAATGAAGATAGTTATTGCGGAGCATTTCAATTTACCACAGCTAGAGATAGAACTTGGATCCATGCAGATGGTTGGAACAAATGGGCAGGCGTATGGTATGGAACTCCTAACGCACCTCTATCTGGTGGTACAGGTATATTTAGACACAAAGCAACTGGTTTAATCAAAGCACCTCGTTTAGCAGATGGTACTACAAATAAAGAGCTTTTAGATGAAATTTATTTAGATGCTCAAGATATGACTAAATGGGAAATGGTAGACCGAGTAGGTAATGTATACAACAGATTAGTATTATACCATGGTGATTTATTTCATGCCTCTTTAGATTATTTTGGCAGAGATATTAATGATGGTAGATTATTTCAAACTTTTTTCTTTAACACTAAAAACTAAATCATGGGCTTCAATAAATTAAACTTACCAGACCTAGATGTATTAAAAGAACAATTAGCACAATGGGGCAAAGATGACTTCACAGCTTATTGGAAAAACCTCTTTGAAAGAAGAGATGCTATCTGTGGTCCACCCGAATCACATGACTTTATTAAACTTTTTCTAAATCGTGAGTATAATTATAGAAAGACTGGTCAAATTGAGTTTGACTTTGATGAAGTCTAGTTTTAAAAACAATAAAATGACACAAGAACAAGAAACTATCGAACAAACAAAACCTAAAATGTATGTTTGGTCAAGGACTGAACGTGCTGGAGACATTGTAACTGTAGATACTACTGATGGTGATTTCACTATATTTACAGATGGTACTAGAATTAATTCTAGTTTGATGAATGAGTTTTTAATGGAGGCTGCAAATGATGCACAAGCAGCTGCTATTGCACAACCATTCGTAGACGTTGAAGAGTCAAAAGGACTCTCAGATATTAAAGAACCACAGAGAGATCCAGACCCAGTAGAAACTGGAACAGTTAACGTGATGTTAGAGATGCTAAGAAAGATTAGCGCTAAGAATACTCTAACAATGCCTATCGAATTAAATTTACCTTCCAATGAAGTATATTCACTATTTAAAGATCAGATGGATGTTACAGAAGAAGAGTTAAATGACCACATATTAGAGCTCGTACTGAGCCAGATAGATAACTTACAAGAACAATTAAAGCCTCAGGCAAAAGAATTTATTAACGATTACTACAATGGCAGAACAACAAAAAAGCGTGTCAATAGAAAAGACACAGGAAGCTCCGCAAACACCGGGCCCGATATTACTTACTAGAAGACAGAGAAGATTTTACCTAAAGCAACAAGGTGCTTTAAAGTATATGAAATCTTTGAGCTTTAATGATAAAGCAGAGCTAAGAAGACAGAATATAGAGAACGGTAGAAAGTTACATCAACAACATCTGGATATTATTGAAAAAAGAAATCATGAGATGTTAGAAGAAAAGTTAGTTTCTCTAAAAGAAAGTTGGACTGCTATCGGTTACAATAAAGAAGAGCAAGATAAATTAGAAGAGGCTTGGGCTTTAGGTGTTGTAAAAGATAAAGAAACTTATAGAGCTGACAGAAAGAAAGCTAAAGCCTTATATAAAGAAGTGAATGCTTCTTTTCAGGCTAGAAAAAAGTAAAACAGAATGATTACGATTTCAATAGAACCAGCTGACAACGGTGTTGTCAAATTTTTGATTGATGATAATGTCAATGGTGGAGGTGAAGAATATACTTCCAGAATTGTATATGAATTTGAAGGCATCGCTGGTAGAGCTAATCAGATTAAATTTTTAAAAGATCTTGTTTTAGACTTAGGTCTATCGACAGGCTCTGATTTAGATAAAGACAAAATCGTAATTAAATCTGAGTGGGGAACACAGTATGTTCCTAATGAAGCAGAAATTAAAAACAGGATCTCACAATTAGAAAAAGAATTAAAAAGGTTGAGGTCTAAAGACAAGAAATGACACTACAAATAGAAGGTGTTTGGTGTAAAACTAGGACTGAGTTTGAGAAATTAGCTAAGTCTGGTGATTATGATTTGACTATATCCTATTTTGATATTGTAAATAGATTAGTCAAGAGTGACCCTTATAGCAAGGAACCATCAGATGTTATTGTTTCTCTTTATATTAGAAAGCTAATACAAAAGCTAATTACTGATAGAGAAGGAGAAGCTAAATTGCTTTACATGTTTAAAAACTTAGATGGCCCTGCCGTACTAAATTTTAAACATTTTATCGCAGATCTGACTGGAGATCCATTTAATCTAGATTTAATTATTATCAACAGATGTGACTATCCTAAAAGGGGAGTGCTCAGTAAATTTGATAATGTTAGATTTATAGACCATGATTAAACATAAAGTATTTACTAAAGGTGAATATGTACAAGCTTTAATATCAACTACACAAAACCCTAATGTACTTATTCCAGTTCGAGCCCTAATTTACGACGTCAAGTTTGATGATGTAAACCCTAGGTATCAAATACGTATAAAAAAGTTCTATGACAATATAGTCTTTTTAAAAGCATACTTATTTGGTGGTAGGTTTATCAGAGACTTTGATGGTAAAGAAACTCGTATTAATCTAAAAAGACAAGAATATAAAACTGTCAAAAATTTAGAAGATAAAGTTTTTGATGGCGAGAAATGGAAGCAATATCTTATTACCGTTGACTCTGTATTTTGCGTAAAGACCAGAGGAGAGCAGGTAGAACTATTCAATAAGATACAAGATTTTCAAACAGAAGTAGCCTTAAAACAAGTCTACGAGCTCACAAATAGGTCTGTATATACAGGTCAATACAATTTTCATAGCAAAGGTGAGTATATTAAAGCACTTCAAAAGTTTTTAGGAGATAGATACCCTAAGGACAAAGATTGGGCAGATACTATTCTATATCGACCTAATCATGATGAATTAGACCGCGGTGAGTGGGTCTAAAACATAATATCCTGATATATAGTCAGATATATAATAAAAACAAATAGGCTTTTACATGGGATTAGGTTTAGACGGTGTTTTAAGTGGTGCTCCACCTAAATTTGTATACACAGACGCAGAAACAGGCGACAAGACAGTTAGTAATGTACCTTTAGATGAGAATGGTAATGCTGTAGTTCCTGCTTCAGATAATCAATCTGCACAGAATAATTCTGATAATGCTGCTCTAGGTGCAGACCAAGAAGAGCCAAAACAGGTTGTTACAATAGGAAATACTGGTACTATATTTGAAGATCCATCAGGTACAGATAGTAAAGAACCAGATGGTATTTATGGTAACTCAGCTCTTAAATCTAGATCCTATGAAGTTGAAGAAGAAAAGATTCCAGGTGTAGATTCAGTTAGATCAAAGGCTAATCCATGGGTATTAATGAATTATAGAAACTATGCTGGTGGTACGGCATATAGTAACCCTAAATACAAAGACTATAATAAGACTGTAATTCAAAACAATAAAGACAATATCTTAAACCCAACTGCTAAACGTATTGTAGAGTATTCTAATAATAACGGTGGTTTAGGTTTTGCATATTCATATAGAGATTTTATTCAAACAGAGTATTATGGTCAAATATCAAATGAATATCTTATTACTTTAAGAAGATTCGCATTTCCAGTAGGTGATGATATTATGAACACTAAAGGTGTTGATGATAAAGGTAAAGAATTTGATAGATCCGAACCTGATTTAGCTAGAGCTATTACATGGTTATCTCCTGCATTAGAAAATAACCTAACAGAAATTTTATCTTTCGGTACTGGTTTTGGATGGCAAGATATTGAGTCTAAAGTACAAGAGGCTTCAACAGCAGGTACAGAGACAAGAAGAGGTACATTAGGTGCATTAATTGAGAGCTCTCCAGCAGGAAAAGCAGTAGAAGCTGGTATTAATGGTTACTCTGCAGCACAAGCTGATAGAATTAGTACAAAGGGACATGGTTTCGATCCACTAAGTTCAACATACCCTAACTTTGTATATGGACCATACAATGCAATTAAGCAGGTAAAAGCAAGAGATGAGAAAGGACTTAAGTTTGATAATAAATTTACTCTAAACTTCTGTTATGATTTAAGAGGTTTTGATAATACATCGCCAAAAGTAGTATTCATGGACGTACTGTCGAATCTACTAGCGATTACATATAACAATGCTCCATTCTGGGGAGGTGCTACTAGATACACAGGTACTGGTTCTACTGGTAAACCATTTGGAGACTTTGATAAATTAAAGAACGGTGACTATGCTGGTTATCTAGGTTCGGTTGCTACGCAATTAAAATCTTCGGTTACAGCTGGTTTCAACGATATTGGTAAAGCAGTAACAGGTCTAGTAAATGGTAAAGGTGTAAATGCACTCGGTGACTCTAAGATCTTAGATAACTTAATCGGTGGTAACTTAATGAAATTAATGGGCTCACCAGCTGGTGGTGATGTTATTCAAGCATTCTTAACCGGTGACCCAACAGGACAATGGCACCTAACAGTAGGTAATCCAATGAACCCAATGTTAGTATGTGGTAACCTATGTTTAATAAATGCATCATTTAAGTTTGAAGGTCCAATCGGTTACGAGGGCTTTCCTAGTAAATTAAAAATGACAGTGGAATTAGAGCCAGGTAGACCTAGAGATAAATCAGAGATTGAGTCTATGTTTAACGCTGGTAGAGGTAGATTCTACTTACAACCAGAAGTTGAAGGTAAATCTCTAGATGATGTATTAGATATATCACAATATGGAAATAAAGATCGCGCAAGGTTAACTGGTGATAGAGCACTACGTAACTCTGACTACTCGGCAGGATAATATGAATTTTAGAACACTATTAAATAAGACCGCAGATGCTATTAAGCAGCATTTAACTCAGCCTACTATGGTATTCACCAATAAGGAGGAGCAGACTGGTGTGATTCAGCATATAGTTAGAGAAGACGATGTACTTAGACCAGATCTAATTGCATTAGAATACTACAACGACCATACTAAAACTGATATTATCTTAAAGTTTAATGGTATATCAGATCCTTTTAGTCTACAAGAAGGCGATGTACTCGACATACCTAATTCTGGTATTGCGTTTCATAAGTTAGAGAGACCAGAAGGTATGCAAGAGGATAATCCTATCAAGAATCAATTCTTACAGGACAAGAGATTACCTAAGAAAGATGATAGAAGATTAGATGCTCTTAAGAAGAAATATAACAAAGATGTATTACTACCACCTAACGTAATACCTCTAGGAAAAAAGAACTTTAAATTTGACAAAGGTCTGGTTACTTTTGGTGCACAGGCCCAGAATGCTGAAGTTAACGATCCAGTCGTACAAGAAGTGTTAGATGATTTTGTAGATGTAACTGCAGAACCAATAGCTGAAGTTGTACCAGATTCTCCAGTAGGTACTGGTGGAGGTAGAGGTGAATTAACTGAAACTCAATTAGATAAACTATTAGCATCTGGTGTAGGTGCAGGCAAGACTAGTTCTGATTCAGGAGCTGGCTCTGGTCTAACTGCTACAGAAACTGCAACTAATAAAGGTTCTGGCGATGCACCTCAAAGTACTAATGACGCTAGTGGAGTATCTAACGACGGTGCACCTTGTAAGTAATTAAGATTAAGAAATGACAATAGACAATCATATATTAGCGGTTGTAGAGCCGGCGATACTTCCAACCGAGATTAAGATGCAGGCTCTAGGAGAAGACCAAGGAGATAATGTTGATAAACAAACCAAAGAGATTGGTGCGTTCGAACCATTCATTCTATGTAACGGTGTACAGATTAATATCAATAAGTTGATTTCTTTCGACCTTGAATTAAGTGCTGTATTACCTAGATGTGTAGTTGAGTTTCAAGATGCTTCATTTGAAGTAGACTCAATGCCTAGAGACGGAGACTTCTTTACTATATTACTTAATTCAAAACATCAAGAGACTTTTAAGTCAGTTCACATGGACTTCGATATTACTGAAGTTTCTAATGATACTACAGACGGTACGATTAGTCTAGAAGGTATTTGTAAGATTCCAAGAATGTTTAAAGAAGATTGTCAAGTATATGACTCTGATACTTCGTTAGCTCATTTAGAAAAAGTTGCTAGAGATTTAGAAATAGGTTTGGCTACTAATATAGATTCAACCGATGACGCTCAATCTAGAATACAAGCCTACGAGACCTATAATGATTTTATTAAGTCTATTGTAGACGACAGTTACATATCCGATGATGGTTTTGCTAAATACTGTATTGACCAATACTATTATCTTAATTATGTAGATGTCAATAAGATACTTAATTCCCCTAATCCAAAATTAGATGAAGTTACTAAAGCTCTAACTGCTTTTGCAAAATCTGAAGCTGTAAAGAGACAAGCTGAAGATAAAACAGATTCAGATAATATAGAAGTACCTTTAATGTTAACTAATCACAGCGAGCTAAGAGGTTTAAGCTGTCACGTTATGAGTCATTCACTAATAAACAACTCTAGTAAAATTAGTTTGACAAATGGCCAGAGTAGAAATGTACAAATATATGATAATAACTCAGATAAAGGTGAGAGATTTCAAGAGTTTACAATTGAACCTCTAGCCACTGAAGAATTAACTGAATTAGAAGAGCCACTAAGAGGTAATAGAAAAGACGAGAGATACAAAGACCAAGTTAAATTCAAATACATGGGAAGGCAGAATGCAGGTGACGATGGACTAGGTAATACTCATGCTAATGCTTGTTTTACAAAATTACATAGAGCACAGAATGAAGCTGAGGTTAATAAGATGAAACTAAAAGTTGTATGTTCTGGTTTTAACTCAGCAATCTATAAGTTTTGTAAAGTACCAGTATTAATGTATCACTATAATGGTGAGATGATTGAAGCTGAACAAATGGCAGATCACTTTAGAGAAGAAGCTGGTCTAACTGAAAGACCAATGAAAGCTGGTAAACCAGAAGTAGATCCGAATGAAGTAACTCAAATGATGGATAAATTTCTATCAGGCTTCTATGTTGTAGAGAATATCGACTATGAATATGACATAGACGAGGGTATAAAAACTATAGTAACGTTAATGAGAAGAGAATGGCCAAGTCGTTCTAGAAACCTAACGTAAAAAATTGAGATAGATAATCTATGGCAGACTTAGATTTTAAAAGTAGGAATGAGTTTCGAAAAGGCATGAGACTACGTAGGATTGATGAAGATCCAACGTATTTAAGTTTTATGTTTCTTTTTCATTACAATGACCACGGTGATGTGGGTCACTCTCCCCTACTCGATGGTACGGCAGAGAGGTATCTGAGAAATGTTGTTAGAGATGATGTAGGTGCTAAATATGCAGACAACCTAAAGAACTTCGTTAGAGTTTTAAGAAGAGTCAATCAAGAGATGCCATGGTTTTGGACAGAACTAAAAGGTATTGAAAAGTGTTTGAACTATAATATGTTAGAACCTTATAGAGGTGCTGAAGATGCTACAATAGAAATAGGTTGTCTAGAAGAGAATGTTGAGTTAACAGCAATTGGTCTAATGGACTTATATAAAAGAGCTTGTTATGACTTTGAGAGATATGTAGAAGTAGTTCCAAAGAACTTAAGAGAATTCTCAATGGATGTTATCATATCCGAAGTTAGAGTATTTCAAAAAGATACCAATGCTAGAAACCTAGGTCTTTTTGATGGTGAGTCACAGTTATCAGGTAATGAAAATCAATCTAGTGAACCTGCTGAGAAAGTAACTGTTTTTGATACACAGTTAACAAATAAAGATTTTAATTCTGCAGATGTAACTCCTTTTATTAGATTAAGATTTACACACTGTCAATTTGATATGAATTCTATTGCAGATTATTTTGCAGATTTATCTAAAAACCCAGAACTCAAGAGACCTTCAATTAAAATTAATTGGGGTACATGTAGACAAATAGACCAAAAGCTAGGTGCTAATCTATTTAAAGAGACTGCAGATAGTAGTAAGAATAAAACACCTCTTGAAGAAGCTGCTGAAGAGGGTAACCTAAAAGACGGTGCTGGTCTAAGTACTAAAGACAAATACTTGAAAGCACTTAGAGGTAGAACAATCGGTAAAGTTGAAGGTGCTTTAAGTAAGTTTAAGGATGCTGTTCAAGCTCAAAAAGAAAGTATTGCTAATTCATTTGCTAATCCAGATCAACCTGGTCTAGTTAATAATTTATTAGACAGAGTAGAAGATGACTTAATAGGTGGTTTATTATTGGGTAATGTACATGGCTTAGGAGGTACAATAAACAATATCGATACTGCGATTAAAACAGGTAGCTTAAATGCAATTGGAAACCTAGTTGGAGACTTAGTAGGTAAAGGTGCTTCTGCACCAGATGGCTTTGGTCTAGGTAACGTTGGAGGTACAGGTGTAGACTCTACTCCAGATGGTGGTAACCTAGATAAAGTACATGATGAAATATCTGACGATCCTGGTATTCTAAAACCTGAAAATATACATGGTCAAACTGCCCCTGATACCGACGGGCCATTAAACGATAACGTACATGAATAATAATGAACTTTACAGAGATAACTTACGAGAAACTCACTGGCTAGGTGAAGTGGTTATTAATGAAGACCCACTTCTACAAGGTAGGGTTCGAGTAAAAGTATTCGGCAAATTTGATAAATTACCAGACGACCAGATTCCATGGGCAACTCCTATGAACAGAGATCAGGTTGGTGCTCATGCAGTACCTAGAATTGGTGATATTGTTGCAGTTAGATTTGACAATGGTAACATATATCATCCAGAATACTGGTTCCAAGTAGATCAGAATGATGACCTAAAGGCAGATATTCTAGAAGCATCTGATAAACCACATGATGTTATCTCTTTAGTATATGACGCAGAACGTAATTTAAGAATTTATCATTCACCAGAAGATGGACTAGTAATTACAAGAGGTGAAGGTAAAAAAGAAAGACCTATGCTTCAAATAGACGAAGAGGGTTTCATTAAGATTTCAACTGGTGAGAAAGTATTCTTAGACTGTGGAGATATATTTGTATCTAATACAGGCGAACCTGGTGCAGATGAAACTGAACCAGCAGTAAGAGGTCAGTCTCTACAAGATTGGCTACAAGCACTATTAGATGATTATCAAGCTCATATTCATCCAACTGGTGTTGGACCGACTGGTCCTCCAATGCCACCAACTCCTGTAGTGGTGGGTAAATTATCTAGCACACATATTAACTACCAACAAAGAAACAAATAACCATGCCTGCACTTTGGCCTAAATTCATTCCTGATCTGGCAGACGATATTACAAGCCAGCAGTTTAAGAAACCAGGTGGAGCGGGTACCATGATTGGTATGCCAGTGCCTGCTGTAGGTGCTAATAATCAATTAGGTGAAACGGTGTCTGGTCAAAAATCTATTCTATCTGGTGGAATTACAGATGTAGGTAATCCTGCTAACGCCGCACTTAAGACTAATCCTGCTACTATGATAAATGCAAATAATACTGCACCTAAGTCTGGTAGATATGATTTTGGTGTTAGAGTTGCAGAGAGATATATTGAAGCTGTAAAGAATAATGCACAAACTCATGTTGCAGAATTTCATGTCAATAATGGAGCAGCAGAACAAATACTAAAAGATGGTTATGGTTGGGCTTTTGAAAGACTATTAATGGAAGGTGATATACCACTACAAGATCAGTTCGATGAAGATGGTAACCTAACTGAAATGGGTAAAGAGTCTCATCCTGCTTATGCAGATTTCTGTCCGACTGAAGAAGAAACTGCTGGACCTGATTTAGAAGAGCTAAAGAAAAAGAATGATGAGGCTTTCGAGAAGTTTACTAAAGAGAGAAGACAGGAATATGACCTACATAAATTTAAGTTCTATCATTTTCCTTGTTTAAGTGGTGAAGAGTCTCAAGAAGAACTAGAAGTTATCTTTGCTACTAGAATTCTAATGGGCTTTGAGTTTATGACTTCAAAAGCAGAGAAATGGAATTATTTTACATGGGCTTGCCACTTAGGTAAAGAGAACTACGGCTCATCTAATAGTGCTTTTGATACTACTCAATATAAAAACATTAGCTCTAGAACTAGAAATGATATTGAAGATGCAGGTTATGACTATAAGCTATTAGCAGATAATGTATCTAAATATGTGAAAGATGCTATCATGGCAGCACATCCTAAATTAGAAACTGATTTCAATTCACTTGGTAATAACTCTACTTTAGAGCAGAGAATTAAAAGAGATGCTGTTAACCCGATTGAATTTCCAACTCTACAGAATTCAGATGGTGTGGATATTACACCAGACTTCTGTCCTATTAATCGTTACAAGATTCAAGTTGCTTTTGATTTCGAAAACGACCCACCAGAGTTCTTGAGTCAAAGACCAAAGATTTTAACAGCTAATGTAGTGGCAACATTCACATATTATCCTGGTAAAAGACAGGGTAACAGTGAGGGTTATGTTGTTAATAATGACGAAGGTAGATTCTCTTCGTCTGGACCAACTAACTCTAGATTTGAAAAGTCTACATCATGGGTAAGACAGAACTATGAGAAAGATGAATTTGAAAAGAAGTGGAGAAAGGTACCTAAGGCAAAATTACTAGCAGCATCTAAAGCTAATAATCCAGAAGCAAAGTTTCTTGAGATTGACCCGAAACCACAAGGTACTCTATTTAAGTTTGAGTATCATAAAACAGTTTGTGCTAAAATAGCAGCAGAGAAATGTGAAGAACCAATGGCTGAAGTCGCTCATCCATGGAGAGATAGCTATAAAGGTTATAGTGGAGACCCATATATGATGATGGCTAGAGTAACGATTGCATACTGGTATGCTTGTCTTGTACAACCATTTAAGGCATCTCCATCTGCTCCTCCAGCTCTGATTGTACCACCTCTTGGCGGTATCTACATTCCAATTTATTATGGAAGTGCAAATAGACTTGCAAATAATTTAAGAAGAGCTTGGAATACAGGTAAGTCTTTTAGTAAACTGCCTGCTAAACAACCTCCAGCGATTGCAGTAAGTACCGCAGTTGCAGGAGCATACGCGATACATTTATTAGAGTTTAAGCTTCTCTACCTTGGTGGTATTCCAACACCAGGAGGTCCCGTACCGATGGTAGGGTTTGTCCCGGTTGTATTTTAATGAAGGAGAGTGGATGCCTTAGGCAACCACTTCTACTAAAGTTATGTCTTCAAGAGAGTCTTTTAACTCTCCGTAAGCCGGATCTGCCCAAGACTTAGAACCGATAGATTTCCAGTGACTGTAATCCGCCATGTTAGGGAAAGTTGAGTGAATATCTCCAACAGTCAAGTTCTCAATAACAGTCTTGTCGATGTGTAAGAATTTGTTACCTTTCATGTTAAGAACAGAAATATAAAAATCAGAACCAGGAAGTTGAATTTCAACATTGAAGAGTTTGTTCCTGTCGTATCTAAATAAGTTACAAAGATAACCTTCACCTGAGTTGATAGTTAAGAAACCAGCTACACATTTAGAGATGCTTCTGTATTTATACTTAGTTTTGTCCCAGTCTAAGCCAAGGTTTTTAACGTAGAATGTGTGGTTTTTACCCTTAATGTTCTGGTCGATTGAGAACGAAGTTCCAAGGGTTTCATTTGAATGTTTTTTAATATAAGCCATAGTTTTTGTGTTTGTTTTAATTACAGTACTAATATACGAAAAATATCTGACATAAAAAAATCTAGAGGCAATTATTTTGTAAAATAAATGGTTTTTTCTGTGTTAAAAAGTTTATGGTTGTGATTTTTAAGCATTAGTTCTTCAAGGTAGATTTTTAGCTCAATGCGATTTGGATGTGGAAAATAAGATTGAGATTTGTTAATGCAAGAGTAAATTGATTTGAGTTTTTGTAAATCTGACATAAGTTTGGTTTTTTAATTACTTCAGCAATATACGAAAATTATCTGACATAAAAAAATCTAGAGGCAATTATTTTGCAAAAAATGCCACTTTTTTGTATCTGGATAAAACTCGTGCG